TCATGAGATGCGGAGGTTGTAGGGGATTTGCTTGAAGTCGATCCTGCCACGCTTGAGCCGGGCCGGTGAAAGGCGTTGGGACGTGCCATAGACCACGGTTTGGGCGATGCCCTCGTGGCCGGCGTTGATTTCCTCGATCACTTGCAGCGTCTCGCGGCAAAGCGCGTTGCCGCCGTTGATGCTGCGGTCGCTGAGGATGCCGTTGTAGAGCAGATAGATGGCCTTGCCACGGTGAATGCCAAGCAACGGCGTCTTCGCGGAAACGCGCTCCTTGGGCAGCGGTTCACCGGTCTCGGTGAAATAGACATGCCGCGCCAGTTCGGCAAAGCGCACGGTGTTCCGGATCTGGCCAGATTCGTCGAAAAGGGCATCGCCAAGCGTCACGTAGCGGAAGCCGCCGCCGAGTCCTTCGACTTTCTCTCCCTTTGCGTTGGTATAACCTTCTGCCACACGGCGGACGCGCTCGCGGGTAATTTCCTTGGCATTCGATTCTTTCATTTCAACAAGGATGAATCTGCGACTTTGTCCATCCGCGCGATTGAGTTGAATTACCGCCTGCCCGGTGGTTCCAGACCCGGCGAAGGAATCGAGAATCAAATCGTCACCCTCGGTGGTGAAGCTCAACAACTCCTCAATTAAACCGGTTGGCTTTGGGAAATCGAATGGCCGCCTGTCGTCCGGAAACAGTGTCTTGATCTCGTTGGTGCCTATCCTGCCATCAAGTTCGAACAGACTCGAAAGCTTGGAACGGTAGTCTTTGGCGTAAACCTTCAATTCTATCAGCTTAGAATCGTCATCTCCAAAAATGATTCGACCTTCATCCAATAGTCTCTGCATGGTTGTCTCGGGAAATCGGTATCCCATTAACGGTTCTTTGCAGGCTTTCTTAGTAATTGGATGAATCACGTCATACCGGTAACCTTCTTTGCCTGGGTTGTGGACACCGCGCAATCCAGTATAAACTCCGCCTTCGTCGATGAATTTGTAGTCTTGGAATGGCCACAACTGATCTTTGTTCTCCCTAAACCATTTGGTGTAGGCTTGTTGCAGCTTGTCTTGATCTGGGAGTTCCCGAACGAGCTTTTCGCCTATCTCCAGAAGACGATCTTTCACGTCGAGATTCACCGACTTCCATTCCTTTGGGAGTTGGGATGCGTCCGCCGCATAAGCGATCACATACTCATGTTCGGTGACGATTCGCGTCGGGTTGTTGTCGGTGGTGTTTTTCCAGATGATGCATCCGAGGAAGTTCCTGCGTCCGAAAAACTCGTCCATCACCAGCCTGAGAGAAGACACTTCGTTGTCATCAAGACTGATGAAGATCACGCCGTCCGGGCGAAGGAACTTTTTCAGCAGGGCCAACCTCGGATAGATCATGCAAAGCCATTTGTCATGGCGTGACAGGTCTTCCGACTCAATGCCGACCACACGACCAAGCCATTCCCGGATTTGGGGGCTGTTCACGTTGTCGCTGTATCGCCACCCAGCTCTCTTTCCTTCTTCGTCCCGGTCATCCATGCCCGTGTTGTAGGGCGGGTCGATGTATATGCATTTAACCTGTCCTTTGTAGTAGGGGAGCAACGCCTTGAGCGCCACGAGGTTGTCGCCCTCCACGATCAAGTTGCCGCTGCCGGGGTCACCGCTGGAAAGATCCGGCACGTCCTTGAGCAGGTGAAACGGAACCTCCAGGTGATGATTGATGACGGCGTCCTTGCCGATCCAGTTGAGTGTGGGCATGCGGGTTGATGTCTAATGGAAGATGATGGCGAATGGAATGAAAACCTATGCGCGGAAGTTGTGATAACCCTCCTCGTCCGCATCGAAGACGGAGCGCGGGGCGTCGAAGCGGATTTCCTCGTCGTTGTCGTCGGCTTCCCATGCGGTGACTTGTTTGCGGGCGACGGAGCCATCGACGCGGAACTCGGCGGCCCAGCCATCGCTGCATTTTTTGAACGGATTGCCGTGGATGCCGATGAGATCGACAAGCAGCTTGCGGGCGACGGAGATTTGCTGCCTTTCCGCCTCGTCGCGGCGGCGCTGGGTGATGCGCCCGCCATTGGCGAGCATGCCGATGAGTGCCAGGGTCTTGTTGGTTTCTCCGCTGTGGATGGGTTTCATCCTGAGCTGTGCCCAGGATTGAAAGGCTTCCTCGCCCCGGATTCTGAAATTCAGACCATCGCGGCGCATGGTGATGAGGAGGTCTTTCCACTGCCAGTCCTTCTTCGGGGTGAAGAGTTGGTTGCGTGTGGGGCTGCGCTTGCCACGCGGCGGCCGCTTGGATGGTGCGATGGAGAGCTTTTCCAAACCTGCCGTGGTGGCGAGCACGCGGACGTGGACATCATGTTTGGCTGCCAGTTCCGCAATGTCGGAGGTGTAGCCGATGGACACCGGGATCAACACGATGGCGCGAGGAATGCCACAAATCCCCGCCTTCATGACCGCCTGCCGCGAGCGGGAGTCAGGGATGAAGAGGTGGACCGGGCGCGGGTTTTCGCGTCCGCATGAGAAGGTGCCGATTTCGTGGAGGCAGGTATCACTCCAGCGCGGTGCTTCGGCGGCATCGAAGCCGAGTTTTTCCGCAAGCATCGCGGCGAGTGCCCGGAGGTCCGGCGCGAGGCGGACGCACGAGGCGCGTGATACCCGCAGTGGCGGGCGGTGCGCTGGAATGGCCTTGCTGAAGGCGATGAAGTCTCCGGTCGGTGGTTTTTCGAGTTCAAGGATCTCGCTGGGGCAATCCGGGTCCTCGATGGAATCCACGGTGCCGCGAGGTTGGAGGAACGAGCTCCATGTCTCGAAAGCGTCGCCCAATGCCGCCTGCCATGCGGCACGGGTGGCACCGATCTTGCCGAAGAGGTCAATGGTTTGCCAAAGCTGGAGCATGGGAAAGGAGGTTGAACGGACAGTGGTCGAGCCATTGCCTGACGACCGGGTGATGGATGTCGCCGCGGATCATGTCGTGATCCGGGCAGATGATGACGGATGGGGATTTGCGCTCGCCTTCGACGTCGAGAGTGAATCGGGCGCGCACGAGATGGAACGGACGGAGGAAGTCCGATCCAAGTTCTTCAAGTTCGTCGAACACGTTGTCGCCATGAATGAAAAGCGAGCGATTGACGCCGCGCCGCTTGATCTGCAACTCGCGCAACATGGGCGCGGCGGAGGCGTCCAGTTCGGTGGGATTCAGGCAATCGCGCCCACGGCGGATGGGTTCAAGGGTGAAGCGTTTGGAGGGAACCAGAACTTTCTTGTCGCCGAAGAGATGCTGCGAAAACACGCTGCGGTAAGTTTCCCTGACTCCCTCGCTGCGTCCGGAGAGCAACACCTCGCCGGTGTGATAGACGAATGCAACGTCATGCTTGAGAAGCCGCAGGGCGCGGGTGTCGCGCTTGTTTTCATCGTCAAGAATCTCGAAGCGCTTCACATGCTCGCCATGGCGGATGAGGAACGCGTGGCCGTCGTCGTCGTCAAAGGAAAGCACCTCGCAGGTGGGGCTGTCGAAGAAATCGGCGCAGGCGAATTCCAGATCCTTTTCCATCGCCCGGCAGATGGCGCGGTCGGGAGTCACGGGTCGGTGCCCCTTGCCGGGACTGAAGCATTTCATGGTGCGGCCGCGGTCGATGCTGAACTTGGTGTAGATGCGTTCGAGCGCGGTGCGGTCCATCAGCCAGACCTTGACGGCAATGTCCCCCGCGGAGTCGCCTTTTTCCTGCACCTTGCGGACCAGTTCGCCGTCCACCATGCGGAGTTCGTCGAGGCCGGCGTTGGAACTGAGGGTGTCGAGCATGTCCACGGCATCAAGAAACGCTCCGGGGCAGGTGCTCGGCGGGGAGACAATGAGGGCGGACAACTGTTCAAGCTGAGCGTCGTTCAGTGATGCACCGCTGAAGTCCATGCCGCGACTGCGGAAAAATTCGTCGAAGCATCGCAAGAGCTTGAGCAGCGTCTCGGGCTTGATTTTGCGGAGGAATTCGGGGTTTCCGAAGCGTTTGATTTTCGGTTTGGCCATGGCTGGTTGTGGGACGGTTGGGACTGGTTAGAAGAGGGACGGCTGGCTGGATTGTTCGAACCACCACTTGCCAAGGCGGATCGAAACCATGCGGCGGCTGACCTTGAACAAGGAGGCAAGTTCGCGCTCGGCGGCGGTCACGCGTGCCTCGAAGGTGCCGGAACCTGACAGAACACGCGGAAGATGGGCGCGGGCGGCCTCGATCACGAGTTGCTTGGGCAGCAGGATGGCGGCCATCGCGAGATTCGCCTGATATTCCCACCACTCGAATTTGGGCACTTGTTCCATGCCTGCCTCGGCGCGACACATGAAGCCTTCGGCACTCACGCTGTCGAAAACGCCTGTTCCATCATCCAACAGCCGCGAGGTGGCTTCGCGCTCCAGTTTTTCGATGAAAAGCTGGTTGTGAAAAATGCCATGCCCGACTTCGTGGGCCAGCGTCGAGCGGACGCGGAGACGGCTGACCGGATCATCCTGTTCGGCGAGTTCGCGGTTGACGATGATGCGACACAGTCCGCGCCGGGTGAACTTGGCGCATCCCATGATTTGATCCGGCAGCGTCTCGTATTCCTCCTCGAAGCCAAACAGCAGATAGATGAGACGCTCGATGCGGATCGGACCGGGTGATTCGGGCAGCAAATCTACCGAGGCAAGAGCCTCGCGGCACATGCGCTCGATGTCGTTTTCGGGGATGTAGAGTCGCCGACAGAAGGGGCCGGCTGCTTGGCTTCCGGCATTCATGTTTTTTTCGGCAACCGCTCCGAAAGATCCATGATCTCGGACGGCGGGATGTTATTCTCTCGCACCGCATCGACGAATTTGCGGAAGGCGAGGCTGTATTGGGTGTCCTGTTCGATGAGTTCCTCCATCTGCCTGGACGGCGGACGGGTGGAGTATTGCAGCAGGTGGTCGAGCTCGGTATCGAGCGCGGTGGCCATTTTCTCAAGCAGGGCTTCGGACGGACGCCGGTTACCCTGCTCGATGTCGCGGACGTGTGGAGCGGACGCGCCGACCAAGTCCCCCATCTCTCGGAAGGAAAGTCCTTTGGCGAGGCGGAGTTCCTCAAGTCGCTGACCTAGTGTCATCTCAGGCATGTAAGCAGCGTTGCTTCGATGCCTCGCCGCGTCAATTCTGTTTTTTCTCTTCCTGCGATTTCTGGGTGTGTGAGGACACTGGCGATGGATGTGTGAGGACTCTCACACATGGAAATACCGGAAGTTTGAGACTGACGCAATTCCGGATATTCCGTTGAGGGCTAATGGGTTGCGATGAGGAATGACTAGGGAGGATGCGGTGCGGCGGGTGCGTGTGTGAGGACTCACACAAAGGCGTAGCGACGGCGGTCATTTGACACCCCGCCGCACTCGCAAGATGCAAACCACAACCAAATCGACCAATCCCCTGGCCATTCGCCGGGGCAAAATCCCTCGACCGCAGAAGGTCGTCATATATGGACCCGAAGGCGTCGGCAAATCGACGCTGGCCGGTCAAGCGCCAGAACCCGTCTTCCTCGATACCGAAGGCGGCACCCACCACCTCGACGTCGCCCGCTTGGATGCGGTGACGACTTGGGAGGAAATCATCGCCGCCGTCACCCAACTCGCGAAGGCGGATCATCCGTTCAAGACGTTGGTTCTGGACACCGCGGACTGGTTAGAAAAAAGGCTGGCCGAACACCTGTGCCGGAAGTCGAACAAGGAATCCATCGAGGATTTCGGATATGGCAAAGGTTGGGTGATTCTCACCGAAGAGTTCGCCCGGTTCCTCACCTCCCTCGATGCGCTGACCGATCGCGGCATGCATGTCGTGTTTCTCGCCCACTCGACGGTGAAGAAGTTCGAGGCTCCGGACCAGGCGGGCAGCTACGACCGTTTCGAGCTGAAGCTGAGCAAGCAGAACGCGCCTCTGCTCAAGGAGTGGGCCGATCTGGTTCTGTTTGGCAACTTCGTCACCAAGGTCGCGGAAAAAGACAACGGCAAGATGCGCGGGATTGGTGGCAAAGAGCGGGTGCTCTTCGCCAACCACAGCGCGGCATACGACGCGAAGAATCGTCACGGCCTGCCAGACAAACTTCCGTTCACCATTGAGGCTCTGGCCCCGGTGTTCGGTGCGGCGGCGACGGTGTCGGGGGGCACTGTCGTCGCCAAACCGGAAGCCGCAGAACCGGCACCGTCGTTGACCGACCGGATCTTCGCCGCGTTCCAGCACAAGGCAGATATGGCCAACGTGGTCGATTTCTTGGTCGCTCGCGGCCAGCTCAGCTACACGCAGGAAGGTCCGCTTGAATCCATCGACAATCTGGATCCGGCATACGCCGCCCGGATGTTAGGTGAGCCTGATCGTTTCGTCGCCGCTGTGGCCGAATGGGTCAAGGAGAAGGAGGGAACGCCATGAGCGCCCTTCGTCCATCCAACCTGCCGAAGCTCGCGGTGTGCCCGTGTTACGAGAGTAATCCCGTGGCCGGCCCCGCTGCCGAGCGCGGCACTCTGCTAGACACCGCGTTCCGCGCCGAACTGCTTGGACTCGAAGAACGCTTCGTGATCGCTAACAAGCTGACCGCTGACGAGATCGCCGCCGTTTCCTGGTCGGTCTCGATGGTGCGGGTGATGTCCGGCCGCGAGCGTGTTCTTGCCCGAGAGGATGACTGCCGGGTGAAGATCCTCAATCTGACCGGCACGGCGGATGCCATCGTGCCGACCAAGCTCACTCACTTCGATCTGAAGACCGGGGCGCGGCGGAACTACCGCGAACAGATGGCGGCCTATGCGCTCGGATTGATGGGTGCGCACTTCGCCTCGTCGTGGACGGCGCACTTGTTGTTCTGCGACCAGCGCGAGATCGAGACTCACAAGTTCACCTACGAGGAAGCGCACGCCATCGTCGATCAGGTCGTGAAGGCCTTTCACGATCCGGCCAAGAAGCCGAATCCCTGCGAATACTGCTCATGGTGCGCCAAGGCGGATACCTGTCCGGCGCGGCTGGCGATGGTTGGCGAGACGCTCACGATGACAGAACCCGGCTTCGATTTCGATGCCGTGCTCTCTGACCCGGAAAAGCTCGGGCGCTTTCTAGCCGCCAGCGCGGTGGTCGAGGACTTCCGCGACCGCGCCAAGAAGATCGCCACCGAGCGGATCAAAACCGGTGGCGAGGTCCCCGGGTGGAAGCTCGTGACGCGCAAGGGCAGCGAGTTCGTCGATTGCGAAACCGTCGGCCACCACATCCAGCGCATGGGCTTCGGCCCGGTGCTCGCAGCCTACGGCAATCTATCAGCCGCCAAATACCGCGACCTGTGGCGCGAGCGGATGCCAAGCGAGAAGACCTTCCCGGAGGAGTCGATCAAACACGCCGCTCCATCGACCTATCTCAAGCAATCCAAACCCAAGCCGAAGTCATGAAGTCTATCGAAAATCAAAGACCTATTCTCAGGAAGACGACGGCGCGAGCCTATTACCTGCGGATCGCGGCGGAGTGGATGACGGGCAGGAAGCGGTTTCCCTCCGCAGTCCTCGCCGATGCCGAAAAGGCAGCCCGTGGCGTCCTGGCCCGTCATGCCTGCCAGCCGAAAGCACACGTCACTTCCCCTCTTTCAGGGCGGGGCGATGAGCCATCCACCAATTCATAACCCCATGCCATTCCCAATCTCAAACCAACCAAACCAACCAAACTAACATCATGCCATCCTATACAGCATCCATCCCCAACGAACGCCCTGAATTTGTAGAACCGGGCGATCATGAAGTCGAAGTCGTCGATGCGATTGAGACAATCAGCAAGGGCGGCCACGAGATGATCGAGCTGAAGCTCAAGACATCCGCTGGCAGCTATCTTTACGACTTCCTCGTGTTCATCCCGACCGCGTTCTGGAAGATCGACGCCTTCCGCGCCGCCACCGGCGAGGATGTCACTCCCGATCAGGACGTCGAGATCACAGCCGATCACGTGATCGGCCGCACCGGAACTGCCCGACTCACCGTCGAGGAATACAACGGCAAGAAGCGCAACAAGGTCGCCGCCTGGATTGTCGGCACCGCGAAGCCCGCCACTCAACCCCAACCCGCACGCCGTAATGACAACGAACCATTCTGAAAAGATGGGCCTTCGCGCCTATCAGATGAAAGCCCGGCAGGACATCCACAAGGGCTTTGAGGATTTCGACCGCCAGCTTGGTGTGCTGCCGACGGGCGCTGGAAAGACGATCCTGTTCAGCCGTCTGGCACAGGATTACCAACCCCAGCGCACGTTGATCCTCGCCCACCGCGAGGAACTTATCACCCAGGCAGTGGAAAAGCTCCGCGCATCCACGGGCATCGAGGCTCAGATCGAGATGGGCGACGAGCGGGCGTCACTCGATGCGCCGGTCGTAGTGGCTTCCGTGCAAACGCTCATGCGTGAAAAACGTCGTGAGCGGTGGCCGCGGGATCACTTCGGCCTGGTGGTCGTCGATGAAGCGCACCACGCGCTGGCCGACAGCTATCTCAACACGCTCGGGCATTTCCACGACCACGCAAAGGTGCTGGGTGTGAGCGCGACGCCGGACCGTGGCGACAAGAAGAACCTCGGCCGCTATTTCGAGAACATCGCCTGCGAGGTGACCTTGCTGGATCTGGTCAATCAAGGATGGCTCTCGCCGATCAAGGTGAAGACCGTTCCGTTAGGGATGGATCTTCGCGGCGTGCGCACCACGTCGGGTGACTTCAGCGCCGACGATCTCGGGCATGCGCTCGAACCGTATCTCGAACAGATCGCGGATGTGATGGTGGAAAATCGTCACCGCAAGACGCTCGTGTTCCTGCCCTTGATCGCCGTGTCGAAACGCTTTGCCGAAATCTGCCGCGACCGTGGTTTGCTGGCTGAGCATGTCGATGGTCAGACGACCGAGCGGCAGGCGACGCTTGAGAGGTTCCGCCGCGATGAGACGCGCATCCTCTGCAACGCGATGTTGCTCACCGAAGGATATGACGAACCGTCGATTGATTGCGTCGTGTGCCTGCGGCCAACAAAGGTGCGTGCGCTCTACTCGCAGATCATCGGACGCGGCACGCGGATCTGGCCCGGTAAGGATCACTTGCTCGTGCTCGATTTCCTCTGGCAGGCGGGAGAGCACAGCCTGATGCGCCCGGCGAACCTGATCGCCGAAGACGAAGCGGACGCGAAGGCACTCACCGACAAACTCGGTGCCGAGGGCGACCTCGAAGAAGCACGCGAGGAAGTGAATGCGGATCGCACCCGTTCTCTAACTGATCGGCTTCGAGCCAACCGGACGCGTCGCGGCAGTGTGCTGGATCCACTGGAGCTTGCCGTCTCCCTCAACGAAGCCGCCTTGGCTGACTATGTCCCGACCATGCAATGGCAGGCGGACGCGCCCACGGCGAAGCAGATCGATGTGCTGGCCAAGTTCGGTCTCGATACCGGGGGCATTCAAACCAAGGGACACGCCTCCCTGATCCTCGACCGCCTCATCACCCGTCGCAAGCTCGGTCTGGCGACGCCGAAACAAGTCCGCGTGATGCGCCGCTACGGCCACCAACGCCCGGAACTCGCCACCTTTGAGGAAGCCAAGGCGTTTCTCGACACCCAATTCGCGCACCGTTGATCCCACATGGCACGATACCGATCACTTGGGCTCACCATGGCCTTGCCGCGTCGCACGCTGGAATACCTCCAGCGTGGCGCGAGCGAGGGCATGCGCAATGCCGAACTCTTTGATGCGACCTGTCAGTTCCGCGACGCCGGCCACCCGCTGGAAGAAACGGAAGGTCAACTTCTCGCCCGTGCGCTGGCCGACGGGCTAACAGAAGCCGAAGCACGGACGACAATCCGCTCGGTCTATGCCCGCACATCACGGGAACCGCTCGGCACGGGCATGTCACCGACACCAAAAATGTCGTCACCCGCGCCATCCCGACGTCCGTCACCAGCTCCGGTTCACCGCGAGCGATCCACGATGGCACTGCCCATTTCCATCGACGATGGATTTGTTAGGCTGATCGACTCGTGCTTCCAGCCGGATGAATTCGTCGCTATCTCCCCGGCGGCGGAAAACGAGGAAGGCGAGATCGTCCCGCGCCGTGGTGTGACGCTCACTGCATCCGAGTGGAAATCCAAGGTGGCGACCAAGGGCGGCATCGACCGTGTGTTCGGCACCAAGCTCGGGTTGTTCCTTCGCATCAACCCGATGGCGAAGGGCGGGGCGAAGAACGAGGATGTGACCGCGTTCCGTCATGTGCTGGTCGAGTTCGACCGGGACGAGACCGGCAAGCCGATCCCCAAGGAAGAACAATACCATGCGGTCATTGCCAGTGGCATGCCGGTCGCTGCGTTGATCGACTCAGGCAACAAGAGCCTGCACGCATGGATCCGAGTCGATGCGCCGGACGCCAAGGAATACGCCCGCCGCGTGGAAATCATCTGGGGCTGGTTTTCCGGCATCAACCTGGACAAGCAGAACCGGAATCCATCGCGCCTGTCGCGCTGTCCGGACGGCTGGCGCACCGTCGATGGTGATGTCCGTCGCCAGGCATTGCTCGCACTCGAATTTGGGGCTGAGTCGTGGACGGCATGGGAGGCGGCACACTCGAATTCCGACCTGCCGCCGATCCTCCCCGGCCATGCGTTCATGGGCCAACCGGAACCGGAGCCGCCGCAGCTCGTCGATGGCATTCTCCATCAAGGGGCGAAGATGGTTCTCGGTGGCCCATCGAAGGCGCGCAAGAGCTGGTCGTTGATCGACCTCATGCTCTCGGTTTCCACCGGCTCGCCGTGGTGGGGATTTCCGACGCGCCGTGGCCGTGCCCTGTATCTCAACTTCGAGCTGCCACCATTTGCTCTCCAATACCGAATCAACCGAATCGCGGCGGCGAAGGAAATCGACGATTTCACCGGCTTCGACATCTGGAACCTGCGCGGCCATGCCACCGACTTCTCCGCGCTCATTCCCAAGATCCTCGGGCGCATCCGTGACACCGGGTATTCCCTGATCCTGATAGACCCAATCTACAAGGGCCTCGGCGCTCGCAACGAAAACGACGCCGGCGACATCGCCAGCCTGCTCAATGAAGTCGAGCAACTCGCGGCGAAGTCCGGAGCGGCTGCTGTCTTCGGCGCGCACTTCTCCAAGGGCAACCAGGCGGGCAAGGAGTCGATTGATCGGATCGGCGGCTCAGGTGTGTTTGCCCGCGACCCCGACGTGATCCTGACCATGACGCCTCACGAGGAGGATGATGCACACGTCATCGACCTCACGCTGCGTGCCCTGCCGCCCGTGAAACCCTTCGTCGTCCGCTGGTGTGAGTCGATCTTCATCACTGACCGGAACGCTAATCCCGAGAAGCTCAAGGCTCCTCAGGGCAATCCCAAGAGCGAGAAGGCGAAGGCCACCTACAAGATGGGCAGCGCGGCCGACCGCTACGCCAGTGCCGTTGAGACCATGCCTCCGCTCGCCAATGGCAAGGTCCCTCAAGAATCCGCCGTGCTGGCTTACGTCTCCGACCGGATAGCCGAGGTCGAAGGCGACTGCACGCTCAAGGAAGCACAGCGCGTCTTCTACTGCCTCGCCAACATGAAGAAGGGATCACCCTTCGTCTTCGACAAAGCAACCCGCCTGTGGAGGGGGCATCGCCATGGAATTTGAACCCGTCATTTTAGCAGGGTTTGAACCTCGGATTCAAATTGGTTTGAACCCATTTGAACCCGTCCAAACTAACAGAATAGACCGGATTATAGTAAGGCACCTTACTGTAATGCTTATGGTTTACCTAAAGGTAAACAGAGCGCGAATCGGTAAACCGAGATTCGCGCGCTCTGGTTCACCCTTGAGGGGACCAGCGCCATCAGTTTTAGATCGGCTGAAAGGGGGTTCAAAATGAACTCCGACGACTACACCAAAAAGCAGACGAAACGGGATGCCCAATACGAGCGCGATTACGAGGCGTGGGTGAAGACCATGACCATCGAAGAACGTCGGGAGGCGGAAAAGCTCGGCCTGCTCAAACCCTGCCTGCAACGCCATGGCAATGGTGCTGCCGATCACGACATGGCCGAATCGTCGCGAGCCAGCCACACGCCGGACATTGCGGCCTTGGTCGATCACGAAGGCGATCAGGCCGGCACTGCCACACATGACGCCATCGAGGCGCTCAGGCACTTCGTCGCCGACTTGATTTCCGAGGGCAATACCCGTCTGACCGTCGAGTGCCTAGCGGTGGCTCTGGGCCTCAGCGCCTACAATGGCGAGAGCATGACCGCAATCGCCAACCGCCACGGAGTCACCCGCGCAGCCGTCTCCAAGCGGTGTGTTGACATCATCACTCACCTGAACCTCCCGCCCTCCCGCGCCATGCGCAGCGAGAAGGCACGCAAGATTTACCGCAACTCACGAACCAAACACCACCGAAAGAAAAAACATGGACACCCTTACCGACCTGCAAGCTATCAACAATAAATTCACGATGACCCGATCTGGAATCGAGTTCCATGGGGACCTTAGCTTCGATGAATGGGAATCCATCGGTCAGAAACTCGGAAATACCGAAAGGTCGCTTGGATTGATGATTGGCGACTGGATCAACTATGCTGAACGGAAATGGGGCGAAAAATACAATGAAGCCATCGCATGCACAGGTTTGGAATATGAAACGCTTCGGAACTATGCTTATGTCGCTGCACGAGTCCAATTGTCAGCGCGCGCTGACAATCTCACCTTCAGACATCACTACACGGTGGCGAAGCTGAAAGACACTGAAGAGCAGAAGCACTGGCTTGAAATGGCCGAGAAGCACGCCCTCAGTTATCGCCGTCTCCAGAAATCCATCAACTTTGGTCGCATCGCCACCGAAAAAGAAGTCGAGGGAGATCCATCCGACCGTGGCTATGTCACCTACCTCGCGCTACTCAACCGCATCCGTCGTTGGTGGGCGCGTGAAACCCAAAAGGCCCCTGTCGAGGAGTGGGACGAAGATCGTCGCGAGGGACTCAAGAAAGACTTCAAGCTGATCCTCGACATCTACGAGGCGCTTTGAACCCAAACCACAACCACAATCACAAACCACCTAATATCATGTTAGACTTCTTCTCATACGTATTCTTCGTCATCGGCTTCTTCGCCACCATCTTCGGCACCGTTGCCGCGATATTTTGGGCGATGGATCGCTCCGACAAGGCAAAGCGGGAACGCGATGAACGCCACCGCGAACTGGTTCGCAAGATTGGCGACATCGAGTTCCAACTGAAGCTCAAGAAAGACGGCGTGTAATCCAAATCGCAGGGAGGGACGGTCCCAGGCGAGTCTCATACCCTCGCCCCCTGCGGGTTCAACTCCCGCCCCTGCAACCACTCACCCAATTATGACCACTCCACTCCAACGAATCTCACGACTCCTCGAAGAAGGAGCGCGGTTCATGGTCGAACTGCCCGGACGGATGTCCATTGACCTCACGCCAGACGTCATTGCCGCGATGGCAGAGGTTCAAACACAGCACGAAGGCTTCGAACCTCGGAAGGAATCTATTGAAGTCGGAGGACGGAGGCGGGGATGTTCCGACCCTCATTGAATTTACGTGATAAATTGTTTTCGCGTTTCCCACATAACGGACGCTCGGGACGTTGACTCCGGACGCCAGGAAAATGGCTACATCCCGCTTGGAATCAAGGTTTCTGCTACTCTGGAGGGTGGCGCAAGGTCCGCCCCTGGAGCGGGAAGTGAGGTTCCATGCTTCCCGTTTGTGGCGCGCCGACTTTGCACATGTTGCAAGCCGCACACTGATCGAAATCGAGGGCGGGATTTTCCAGCGCGGAGCTGGTCGGCACAACCGCGGAGCGGGTTACGCCAAGGACGCCGAGAAGTATCTCGAAGCCGTGTTGGCGGGCTGGACCGTCATCCGGCTGACTGAAAAGCAGCTCGATCTCGACTTCATCGAGCGCATCGTCGCGTGGATCAATACTCCTCGGGGAGCATGACACACGTCGAGGCCCGGTCCCATTCGGTGATGATGTAGATGCGCCGGCCTCCGCCGAGCTTGTAGTGGCTGAGAATGCGGTCGCCGTGGATCAGGGCATCCTCGTTCGCCTGCTTGTCGCATTCGTCGAGGTCACCCCAATCGCCGCAGTGGTGGCGGTGCATGTAGGATGCCAGGTCGATTCCGAGTGCCATCGCTCCGGGAGTTGCCACGGTTTTCCCGAGCGGGAAGCGCGGTTCCATGATTCGGTATGCCATGGCCGTTCAGTCGTTGGTGGTTCCCCATTCCGGATGGCGCTTGCCGGTGGCGATCAGGCCAGAGGCGAGCATGTCTTCGACCAGTGCCTTCGGCGGCCACTGGCGGTGCGGTTTGCCGGTCTGCATCTTGGACGCACGAGCGGTGGCTCGGCAGTAGGACGGCAGGTCGGCTTCCGGGTTGAAGCTGTCGGCCCGGAGCTTGGTCATCAGGTCGGTGGCATCGACTGCGGAGAATGTCGCGCCGTCGATGGTATGGTATTCGGTGTTCATGGTGGTCATTGTCATTGGTGGAAATCAGGCGGCCAGTTTTTTGGCACGCTCAGTGTAGAATTTGGTGACCCCGCGGGCGTCGATGGCTTGGAAGAACCACTTCATGCGGTTCATGCCGAGGCCGGTGTCCACCGGGCGGTTGCGGACAGTGGCGGCGGCTTCGGCGGCGTCGAACATGCGGGCCATCAACCGCACCCAGTTGGTGATCTTGGCTGGATCGGTGGTGCCCGAATGGTGGCGGACTTCGAGCGTCTGATGGCGGAAGTAGGATTGGATGTTCAGCTTCCGATAGCGACAGGGGTAGAGCTGCTTCATTTGATCCATGTTCTTGCAGGCGTCGATTTTGCGGAACACCCGGAAGCATTGTCCTCGGTGATCCTCGCTGTCAGAGACTCCGCTTTCGAGGTTCGTGCGGCAGTAGGTGTTGTTATTGCCCCGGCGTGACTGCGGTTGGAAGGTGTCCAGAACGTCCTCGAATTTCAGCCAGAGTTTGAAGAGGTTCTTCACCGCTTTGAGCGACATCGTGCGGGCGTCGAAATGGACATGAAGTCCGCAGCGCTTGTCCACTTGGGCACCGGCGGCTTCCAGTGCGGCGGCGGCGATGCGGACTTCCTCGATGCCGGCCTCACCTTCGAGGACCGGTGAAACGAGTTCCAAACCGCAGGAGCCGTCGGTGACGATCTTCCAATAGGGCGTTGTGTCGTGGGTGTAGTAGGAGGATTCGACCCGGATGCCTGCGGCTCTCAGGCTCATGACGGCCTGCTCTTTGGTGATGGTGGAGAGGAATTCGATCTCAACTCCGAAGCGGCGGGACATGGTTGGCGTTGTCATGGGTAATATCTGCCATGGTGCCACCTCACGTCCATGGCTAAGTGGAGTTAGAGAAAAAAAGACATAATATCTTCGCATCGTTTCACTCATGAAACGTGCCAATCACGCGGCATTCGGAGCGCTCCGAATGACATGGAATTGGCACGCGGCGTGACGCTCAGGAGGTGTGCCAATTCGGTATCTATCGGGCATGGGATAACTCGGACAGAAAGACGAAAAATGACATGGACTCAAGTTGTCAGACTGGCAGATGAGGGACGATGAAAGCAAACACACCCGACCTAACAACTAAACCGCCGATGCTGGCGAAGAACTGGGACAAGACCATGCGGCCGGACGGCTGGTGGATGTCAGAGAAACTCGACGGAGTCCGTGCCATTTGGGACGGTGAACATTTCCGCTCCCGTGGCGGCAACATCTTCCACGCCCCGGCATGGTTCAAAGCGGGGCTGCCCGCTCTGCCGCTGGACGGAGAGCTGTTCGTCGGGCGAGGGAAGTTCAACGACGCGGTGAGCATCGTTCGGTCCATGACAGCCGACTGGTCACCGGTTAAATATTTGGTCTTTGATGTTCAAGCCGACGGCCCGACCGAAGACCGGCAACGCACGTTGCTCGCCCTGCCACTCCCCGGCCATGTCTCGATAGTCGAGCAGGTGCTCTGTCAGTCCAGCAACGCACTGCTTGATTTCGAGCAGTCCATCCTCAACGGCAAGGGCGAGGGCGTCATGCTCCGCGCTCCGCGTTCACCTTACGAATTCAAGCGGTCCGGTCACCTTCGCAAGCTCAAGCGATTCATCGACGACGAGGCCACCGTGATCGGCCATCAGGACGGTGAAGGCAAACACGAAGGACGACTCGGAGCGCTTGTCTGCCAACTCAGGGACGGCACCACGTTTCGCGCCGGGTCCGGGTTCACCGACTTCGAAAGGGAAACCCCGCCGCCTATCGGTGCCATCGTGACTGTTCGCTACTTCGAACTGACTCCTGATGGAGTACCGCGATTCCCAACATTCCTTGCCGTTCGCAACTACGAATAACCCCAACAGCCATACCACTGAGATCCCATGAAATCCGAATCCGACATCCTTAAAAATCCGCATGCCTCATTGTGAAATGACGCGTAATTGGCACGCATTGTGACGCTCATGCACCATGCCAAAAGATTATCTAACTGGAATTCGGAACAGGACGAAAAAAGACGAAAAAAGACATGGACTCAAGTTGTCAGACTGGCAGATGAAGGACGATGAAAGCAAATACCCAATACATCGAGGCCCACGGAGTTAAAGGCATGAAGTCCACCCCCTGGCGCAAGACCTTCAAGAACGTCGAAGCACTGAACGCATGGGTCGAGAAGAACGGAGCGGAAGTTTACGGAATCCGCGAAATCCACCCCGATGAAGTGACCTTCCGCTGAAATGATACCAGCCCCAACAATACCATAACAACCATGTACACCGCCGAAGAAATTGATGCCATGACCATCGAGGAAATCGAGCAAGTCGCCGAACTGCTCACCGACGAGGCCCGTGAAGAATGGGCCGCTGCCGGATACTCCGGTGAAGCCTACTCCAAGCTCGGAATGAGCGATGCCGAAAAAGCCGTCAATTCCCACTAAATTCAACCAGTAGAACCGCAATCATGAACCCCATCGACTTCACCAACTGGACCGACGCCCAACTCAACATGACCCCGGATTTCATGTTCGGCGACCAACTGCCACTCGCACAGGCCGAGATTCAACGCCGCAAAGACGAAGGCATCTGGCTCACCGACGGCAGCACGGAACGAGTCGCACAGATCATCCGCGATAACACGCCCGCCAGTCGCCGCAAGTTCTCCCGCCGCGCCCGCCGCTAATCACCAACCCCAACCAAACACCAACATGGACATCGAATACATCAAACAACACCGCAGCCTGACTCTCGAATTCGGGCGCGGCGAAACCTACCGCTCCAACAAGCCTACGCTCTACGGTCACTCGACCTACGGACGAAGCTCGGTTCTCGCCGGTCGCCCGCGCCGGGTATTCCTCGAAAGCTGGGACGATCTGGACAGCGCCCGCGCCGAACTCAAGGCAGCGAAGATCCGCTATGACGACCTCTGCGATACGCACGGCTCCACCCACATCCCGGTGGATGTCATCACCGCAGGCCTGCCCGACGAGGACATCTAACACCCAACCACTGAGATCCCATGAAATCCGAATCCGACATCCTCGATAAAATCCGCAAGCTTCTGCGACTGGCCGACCGATCCCGCGGTTCCACCGAGAACGAAGCGAAGGTGGCTCTCGCCAAGGCACAGGAATTGATGACCCGCCACAACATCGACTCGGCGCTGCTCCGCATGGAACGCGGCGAATCGGGAGGCGGGTCGTTCACCGTCAACAAGGGCAAGGTCGATCTGCCGAAGACCCTCAACCCTGCCGACTTGATGATCCTGTCGATCCTGCAGGCGCACTTCAACGTGAAGACGATCCTGATGCCCGATGGGCGCGGGACTCCGGTGGACATCATCGGTGCCGCCGCCGACATCGACTTCGCCATCTTCGCCTTCAACTACCTGCGGCAGACCTTCTTCCGCTGTTGGAACGAATTCAAGCGGAGCCACGCCAATCCTGACAAGGCATCCTACTACCGGGGACTGCGCGACGGACTTAACGCTGAACTCAAAGCAGCGAAGCAGCGCGCCGAACAATCCTACGCCGCCGACCAGCGCCAGGCATACGGACTGGTGGTGGTGGATCAGGAGGCCGTCATCACCCGCTACGTCGCCGAGCACTACGGCAAGCTCCGCAACCGATCGCAACGCCGCCGCTACCTCCATTCCGGCAGTTATGTCGCAGGTGAAACCAAAGGCCGCACCATCCAAATCAACCGCCCGCTACCATCATGAAAACCATCCAACAGAAAGACGAAAAAAGACATGGACGTGCCCAATCAGACGGGCAGATGAGGGATGCTATGACAACAGCATCTATTCCTAACACCTATTCGAACAAGGCGATGCAGAAAAGTATTCGCGGTCTTGAGAAAAACGGCTTCACCGCCCGGCGCATCCTGCCGGTCGATCTGATGGCCGGTATCCATGCCCGCGAGTTCCGCGCCGACTTCGCCAAGCAAACCAAAACCGGACTGCTGATGTTCAGCGTCCGGATCGACACCGACGGCAACGTCACCACCCCAAAACCATAACCAAACACCACCATGAACAAACTGTATTACATCGTCTGCGACGACAAGGAAACCAACGTATTCGAAGGCCGCTACCAGGGCCGCACCCGAGGCGAGGCATTGAAGTTCCTCAAGCAAACCATCGGGCGCAAGACCCTCAACGGACTGGTCTTCACCATCACCGAAATCCCGGTGCCGCTGATCCGCGAGATCGTCGCGGAAATCCTCGCCGGAGGCGACGGCAGCAATGTCGCGCCCGCTGCGAATGTCGTGCCGCTCACCCGACCGGCGACCGAGGCCAGCCCGGGACGTTACGACGCATTCTCTGACGCGGCTGAGCCCGAACCAACGCCTGCGGAGGCCACGCCACCCAAGGCCAAGGCATCCAAGCCCGCGAAGAAGGTCGGCAATCCCGGCCACGGTGACGAACAGTGGTCGCAGGTCCGGGCTCATTGGGAGGAATGCCGCAGCGTGAAGCAGACCGCTGAGCATTTCGGACTGTCCCCCAACTCGATCAAGACCCGCAGTCGGAGGGAGGGCTGGGGTAAATGAGCGCACCCGACTGGACACCGGCTGTCGGCGGGGGCGCGAGCGTCTGCCACTACTCCGACCGGACCGCCTGCACGGTGATCCGCATCAGCCCCAGCGGCAAAACCATCTGGATGCAGGAGGACACCGCCGTTCTCGACGACTGGAAACCCGAGTTCGTCGCCGGTGGATTCGCCGGCCATTGCGTGAACAACACCGAGCAGACCTACAAATACTCGCCCAATCCCGAAGGTGCCGTTCATCGCGCCAGTCGCCGCAAGGATGGTTGGTTCCGCACCACCAACGGCGAGCCGGTCATCCCCGGCCGCCGCCACTTCCACGACTACAATTTCTGATGAAGGTCGCAGTCGAAAAATACCGCAAACCCGATGGCTACGCCACGCGCTACTGGTCGGTGATCGTTGATGGCGAACTGCTCGCCGTCACCCTTTACCGCAAGGGCGCTGTGGCCGTCGCCAGGGCCATCACCAATTCCAACCAAGATCCCCATGTCACAACTCTTCAAGATTCTGCCGAACCCTACACCGTGCCTCGCAAGCTCTCCGCTGGCGTGGCGACCTACCGGACCCGATGACCTCTGCGGCCCAGCCGCCACCGTCGCCCGCCGCTTGGTAGCCAAGGCACGCAAGCTCCACGATGATCCCGCCGTCCCGGTGAAGATCCTACTCTACGGCCCGCCCGGTGTCGGCAAGACCAGCATCGCCGACATGGTGGCCGACGCACTGTCCGGCACCCGATTCGCCATTGAGGAATTCAACGGCAAGCTCGTCACCGTCGAAACCGTGAAGCAGTGGATGGGCACGCTGGGTGTCTGTTCGCTGTTCGGTGTCTATTCCGTGAAGATCATCAACGAAATGGACCGCTGCACGCGGGATGCACAGGACTTGCTCCTGAGCTATCTCGATCGTCTTCCACCAGGTCGGGCGGTGGTCGGCACCAGCAACTTGCAACTCGACCTCCTGACGGAGCGTTTTCAAACGCGCTTCCAGTCGATCAAGCTCGCGGCACCGTCCACCGAGGAAATCGCTACGATGCTCCGCCGCCATTGGCCGGTCGATGAACAGACGTCATTGCGGATCGCGGTGGGCAGCGGCGGATGCGTCCGGGCCGCACTGGCCGATCTGGAATCCTGGCTGGATGCGGAGGGGCTGTCATGAAGGCGAGAATCCATCAGATCACCTTCGGCCGCTGTGGTGGTCTCGCCCGCGCCGTCTTCCGATACCGCTCGCCTGACATGAGACGGGAAACACCGGTCACCGTTGAATGGCGCGACGTGGCCGGCAGCCGCGAATGGTTTGCTCTCGGATGGTGCCCGCCGGATGCGTGGAAGGCGATACTGCCGCTGCTCGCGCAAGTCACTCATGCCGTTGACACCATCCAAAGCGACGATGACGGATGATTCTCCCAAAGCTCGCACACTCGCCAATGGCATCGAAGTCTGGTGCAGCTTCGACAAGCTCGTGCCGGTCGGTGAATTGAAACCCAATCCGCGCAACCCGAACACCCACCCGCAGCGGCAGATCGAACTGCTCGCCAAAAACATCCGCTACTTCGGATGGCGGCAGACAATCACCGTTTCCAATCTCACCGGCTTGATCGTTTCCGGTCACGGCCGATTGATGGCTGCCAAGCACCTCGGCGCGGAAGTCGTGCCGGTGGACTATCAGGACTTCGCCAGCGAGAACGATGAACTCGCCGTGCTGGTGGCAGACAATCGTTTGGCCGAACTTTCCACGGTCGATCTCAACGAACTCGAAAAAATCGCCAGCGAGTGGAAGTCCATCGACTTCGATACGATCCTCGCAGGCTTCGAGCCTGCCGACATCGAGGGTCTGCTCAATCCGGGTGGCAATGACGATGACGAGGATGACGACGACCGCCACGACAAGGAACTCGACAAGAGCGACGTCACCGTCGCGGTCGGACTCTATCGGTTCCGCATCACTCAGGAAGAATTCATCGCGTGGTGCGACCGCGTGAAACAAGACGCCGGTTTCGACAAGGAAAGCGTTCTCAACGAAATCCGCAGCCGCCTCGGACTATGAACATCACCCTCGAATCCATCGACGCCGTTAGACCATCGACCTACAACCCAAGGTCGGCAGTTGCCGAGCGGCTTGACCTGATAGAACTATCGCTACGCAAGCTCGGTTTCATCGCCCCGATCTTCGCCGACTCGGACGGCGAGATTCTTTCCGGCCACCAGCGCCACCTTGTTGCATCGCGCATGGGTGCCACGCACGTTCCGGTATCCCGGACCAAGGCGCTCGACCTCGACCAGCGCAAGGCTCTCAACATCGTGTTCAACCGGGCGACCAACGATTTCGATTTCAACAGCACTCCCGGCAGGGTCACAAGCGAACTGCAATCACTGGACATCGAGGCGCTCGCCGCCCGCATCCCCGACAAGGAGGTCGGCAGCGATGGATTCCTGCGCTGCCTCAAGCCTGCGGAAGTGAGCGTGAAGGATCTCTGCAAAGTGAACTCGGGCCGCTGGATCCAGTATGCCCGCAACCTCGCCCGCACGCTGCATCGCCACGGCATCCTCATGCCCATCGTTTGCCGCGAGGATCTCACGGTCATCAACGGAATCGGTCGTCTGGAAATGCTGGCAGAGAAAGGCGCGGCCTTCGCTCCGGTCGTGTTCGTCACCGAGGAGGAAGCGGAATTCGCTCGGGCCATGATGAATCTGCTCTCAATGGATTTCGACATCCACACGCGCTATGCCGACATGCTGCGCTTCAACTCGTTCCGCCGCGCACGCCGCGTCCGTCGCGAGCTTGGCAACGGTTTCATCTTCGCGACGCATGGCGCGAAGCCATGCAAGGACTTCGACATCGGCAAAGCATCCGACCGCGCCCGCTGGACCAAGGAACACGGCTCGACCATCCTCGACTTCGGTGCCGGCCACCTGACCGAAACCTTCCTCCTGCGCCAGGCCGGCATTGACTGCACGCCGTTCGAACCGTATCGCCTTGGACCAGGGGGCATCAACAAGGCGGAGAGTGTGGAACTGGCACGCGCCTTTCTAGCCGAAGTGGCGGCGGGCAAAGAGTGGACGAGCATCTTCATCGCCAGCGTGCTGAATTCCGTGCCGTTCCGTGAAGACCGCGAGCACATCGCCTGCCTCTGCGCCGCTCTGTGCAAGCCGTTCACCAAGGTCTATGCCTGCGCATCGTCCGCGGGTGAATCCGGCTGGCGGCAGGTCAACGGCAAGGCGTTCATGAATGAGTCTAACGCGGGTAACATCGCGTTCCGCCTCGACTACGAACCCGGCATTCGCATCGGTGATTTTCAGGACAAGCCCAAGGTCCAGAAGTATCACACCGTTTCGGAGTTCCGCGACCTCTTCGGCCCGTTCTTCCGTTCGGTGAAGGTCGATGACTTTTCCAACAACATCAACGCGGCCTGCGCGTCGGCGCGTCCCGTCGATCCAGCCCGCCTGCGTGCGGCCATCGAGTTCGAATTCAACCTGCCCTATCCGGACGGCACCCGCATGGAACTCGTGCAATGCGCCATGGACTCTTTCTCTCAACGTCTTCAGATTACCCTATGATCATCCTGCTAGATCTCAATTACACGCTGGTGGCGAACTCGCCCAAGCACGGCACCACGCCCGAGCGCATGGAGAAACGACTGGCCAATGAGCAATACCGGCAATGGCTGGTGGAACTCGTCCGGCCTCACACCGTCGTTCTCATCACCGCCCGCCCGGAAACCTGGACGATCAAAACGCTCGACCGCATCGAGGAGCAAACCGGCTGGCGACCACAGGACGCGTGCTTCGCTCCGAAGGGCTGGTGGAATCCACCAGCCATCAAAGAGCATCTGCTAAAAAAGGACGTGTTCCCGATTCACGGCGATGACGCCCGCTACCTCGCCATTGAGAGCAACCCTCGGACTCGCGAGATGTATGCGAAGTTCTCCATTCCCTGCTTATGGGTGACGGCGGAAGGCACCTGCCTGACCGAAGGAACGCGGATCGTCAAACGACTGCCGCGTTGACATCCGTCACGCGGGCATGAGTGAAGCCCAACGTGACGAGGTGATTCCCCGTGGTGCCTGGCAGTTCGATCAGGAAGTGACTGCCGTGTTCGACGACATGCTCCAGCGGAGCATTCCCCAATACAACGCGATGCGGATGGTGACTTTCGAGGTTGGTCGCCGCTTTGTGCAACCCGGCACCGCCATCATCGACGTGGGATGCTCCCGCGGCCAGGCGCTCCTGCCGTTCGTTTCCAACTTCGGCGCGGCCAACGATTACATCGGCCTGGAAATCAGTGAGCCGATGATCGAGGCGGCACGAGAGAACTTCGCGTATCACCAGCACGGCAACCGCGTCAGCATCCAGTCTGCCGACCTGCGCCACGAGTTCCCCGGTGTGACATCCAGCCTCGTGCTCTCGGTGCTCACCCTGCAATTCACCCCCATCGAATACCGCCAGCAGATCGTGCGGCGCGTGTTCGAGTCGCTGGCTCCAGGTGGAGCTTTCATCCTGGTAGAGAAGGTTCTCGGTGCCACGGCCAAGCTCGATGAGGCGTTCGTGAATCTCTTCCTCAACATCAAGCGGGAGAACGGATATTCCGAGAGTCAGATCGACCGCAAGCGGATGTCACTCGAAGGCGTGCTGGTTCCCGTCACCGCCCGCTGGAACGAGGAACTTCTCCATCAGGAAGGTTTCACCTCGGTCGATTGCTTCTGGCGGCATCTGAACTTCGCCGGATGGGTGGCGGTCAAGCCATGAGCAATCCACGATCTCACGACGAAGCGCGACAAACTCTCGCCCCGGACATCGCTGAGAAGATCCTCGATGCCGATTTCCAGAACATCGTCAAGAAGGTCGCCGCTGGAAAGCCGCTCACGGTTGCCGAACGCACACGCATCGAATCCCGGGCGGCGGGCAGTGCGGATACGCTGGCCTACACCAAGACACTCGTGGAACTCGCTGCCGTGCTTGGCGTTTCCCGCCGCACGCTTTCGACTTGGCAGAAGATAGACGGCGCGCCCAAGGCTTTATCAAACGGACTCTGGCCGGTGGCCGATTGGCGCGAGTTCGTCAGGATGCGCGGATTGAATGCCGGACGCGTGCCGGTCGGCAACGAGGAGGCGCTCAAAGCCCGCAAACTGTTGGCCGAAGTGGAGGAACGTGAGCTGCGCATCGCAGTGAAGAAGGGCGAATACGTCCCACTCACCAAGGTCCGCGAGGAATGGATCGGCCTGGTCGCCCAGGCGTCATCTATCTTGCGGGCAAAATTCGAGAATGAGCTTCCGCCCGTGCTTTCCGGACTCGACGCCACCGGCATTCAGCGGGAATGCCGCCGCGCCATCGACGAAGTCCTGCGCTGTCTCCACGAAGGCTGATGGGGTGTTGACGTTGGCGACAAGGACATGAGTGTCCTCAAGGAAATCTGGCGCGAGGCGTGGCAACCGCCCGACCGTCGCCCCGCTTGGCAATGGTGTGAGGATCACATCGAGGCCATTCCCTATTCGCCCAATCCCGGACGCTTCCGGTCGGAAAACTCGCCATGGATTCGCGAGGTCATGGAATCATTGGTCGATCCGCGCATTCGCCTGGTCTCGATCATTGCGTCGGTGCAGTCATCCAAGACCACCGCGCCTGAGCTGACGCTCTGCTACATCATTTCCAACCTGCCGGGACCCGCACTTTGGCTCGACCAAACTGACGAGGATGCCCGCGATTATTCCGAGTCGCGCCTGCAGAAGCTCTTCGACCAGTGCGAGCCGGTCGCACGGCTCATGCCCACCGGCGTTCACCGCCACAAGCGCAAGAATAACGCGATCCAGTTTACCAACGGCATGACGCTCTGGATTCTCGGGGCGCACAACAAGACCAACCTCCAGCGCCGTTCGATCCGCTGGTTGATCGGTGATGAAACCTGGCGCTGGCCACAGGGACACATGGCGGAGGCCGAGGCCCGCGTCACCGCCTTCGGCTGGCTGGGCAAGTGCATCTTCATGAGTCAGGGCGGCGAGGAAGACGACGACACCCACCGCAAGTTCGAGATGACCGACCAGCGTGAATGGACGTTCGCCTGTCCCGAGTGCCATCACCGTCAGCCGTTCAAGTGGGAGTGCGTCGAGTGGAGCAAGTCTGCCCGCGATGAATCCGGCGACTGGGATTTTGATGAAGTTAGGCGCACTGCCGCCATGCGCTGCGAATCTTGCAACCACTACTTCAACGATGGCGAGCGCACCCGCCGAGAACTCAACTCCACCGGTGCTTTCGTCGCCAAGAATCCGAAAGCCTCGAAAGAAAACGTCGGATTCCACTGGAACGCCCTGTGCGCGATGAGCTGGGGGCAGTTAGCCGAACTCTATCTGCGAGCGAAGGCGGCGGCGCGGAAAGGTGACGTCTCATTGCTGCAACAGTTCTATCAAAAGCGCCTCGGCCTGCCGTGGCGTGAATACGTTGAGGATTACAAACTCGAAATCGTCAAATCCGGCTACAAGCGCGGCGAGACGTGGGAAGAGGAAGGCGCGATTGATCCGAAGACCGGAAAAATCCTCGCCGCCCCGCTACCCGAGCGCACCGGCCTGATTCCGCTTCGATTCATCACCGTGGACTGCCAGATGGACCACTTGTTTGTCGTTGTCCGCTCGTGGTCGGCGGAGGGATCGAGCCGTCTGATGTGGAACGAGCGCATCCTGACCTTCACCGACATCGACGTGTTGCAGGAACGTTTCGAAGTTCATCCGAGTCTTGTCTTCCTCGACGCCGGCTATGCGACCTACGACGTCTATCGAGAGTGCGCCAAGCGAGGATGGGTGGCGCTCATCGGCGACCGCCGTCCGGTCTATGCCCACAAGGGGCGCGATGGCAAAACCGTCCAGCGGTTCTATTCGCCCCGGCGCAAGGTGGTGTTGTCGCATCGCCAACACTGCCACGTTCACTATTGGAGCAACCTCAACATCAAGGACACTCTCGCCCGTCTGCGTCGCAATCAGGATCCGGCTCAGGGACCAACATGGGAAGTGCCCGATGACATCGACGACGACTTCCTCGCACAGATGGAAAGCGAGCAACGCATCAAGGAAAAGGGCCAATGGATGTGGAAGCAAATCGGCTCGCGACCGAACCACTACTTCGACTGCGAAGCGGAACAGGCCGCTGCCGCGACCATGCTCAAGATCGTCGGACGGGAGTCCATCGCGGCTGCCCCGGTTGACACCCCGGACGGGGAGTTATGAAAACCGTCACTATCCTCCGCTTCCTCACCTTCCTTGGTTCCGGTCTCACCACAATGGCCGCGATTGACCTCTCGGGCATCGCCAACCTGCTCGACGCGGACAAGGCGCAATACCTACTCATCGCTGGTCCCGCCGCGCTGGCATTGAAGGAACTGGTTGTCGTTCTTGGCGACCTCTTCGACGACGGCAAGCCCAACAAATCGTTCAAGGTCGGCCTGTTCTGCTTCGCCATGGCGGTGCTGACCGTTCCGTTCCTCGCCTCGTGCGCCACGCCCCCTGCGGTCACTGGTGAATTCATCAACAAGGACGGTCGCATCCGGGTTCATCCGGACGGTCGCGTCGAAATCGTCGTGGAACCCCGCACCTCCAAGTAATCCATGAACTCGTTCAATGAATGGTTCGCGGCCCAGGGGTTCCGTCACTTCGGCGCGGGCGAGTTCACCAGCTACTTCGCCCGCGAGAGAAACGGCGTGAAGAACAGCCCGCCGCCGAGGCGGTTGTGGACGAACATCGTTCCGACGCTTCGCATCGTGGACGATCTCCGCGATTCATTCGGCAAGCCCTGCCGCATCCTGAGTTCGTATCGCGCCCCGGCTTACAACAAGACGGTCGGCGGTGCCCCGCTCAGCCAGCATCTTGAATTCAAGGCTCTCGACATTGCATTCGACGGCATCAGCCCGCAGCGCGTCTATGACCGACTGCTTGAATGGCGCAAGGCGGGCAAGTTCATCGGCGGCCTCGGCCTCTATCCATCGTCCGGTTTCGTCCACATCGACACGCGGGGAAGCAACGCCACTTGGAAAGGCAACTGATCCATGGCCCGCGGACTCTTCATCACCGGCTTCACGATTTCCGAAGTGCTCGCGATCCAGCAGCGGGCGAAGGAATTTCTGATCGAGGGCAAAACCCTCATGACCTGGAACGAGGCGGGCAGCTCGGCATCGAAGCAGTTCACCATGCCGGTCGATCAGGTGCTTGAGGAATGCGGCCATGCGCTCCGCGTGCTTGATCCTGCCACCTACGGCAAACCCCGTATCGCCGCTGCTTCCTTCATCTCCGGCTATCTCCCGAAATGAACCGCCTCAAGCACATCGCGCACCTGCTCTTGCCACCTATTTTCGTGCCGAAGGCATGGGGCTCACCATACGAATCGGTAAACTGGTCTCCTCGTCGCGGGAGTGTTCCGGGCGCGTCACCAACCGACGCCCGCAACGAACTCACGCCGGGCGTCCGCACGGAGTTGGTTCGCAAGTCGCGATACATGCACAAGAACAGCGGTTTCGTGCGGGAGCTTGTCGCCAACATGGCGATTTATTCGACTGGCGACGGCATCCGCGTCCAGGCGCAATCACCCGATCCTCAGTGGAACCGTACCGCAGAAGCCTATTTCGCGATGTGGTCGCCTCGCTGTGAAGTGACGCGGCGGTTTTCGTTCGAGGAATGCCAGGCCCTGGTTTGTCGCGGCATGGACATCGACGGCGAGTATTTCATCCACAAGACCCGCGACACCCAAGGCGAACCACGCATCCAGTTGATCGAATCCCACCGCGTAGGCGACCAGTTCGGTTCACAGGAAACCATCGACGGAGTCGGCCTCGATGCGTGGGGCGCACCAGTTTTCTATCGCACGTTGGAAGACAACGGCAAACACCGTGATCTCCCCGCCGCGTCGGTTCTCCATATCCACGAACCCGAGTGGGCCGGTGGTGTCCGCTGTCACCCGACGATCCAGCATTCGATCAATCATGTGCTCGATGAAATGGAATTGCTCGCTCTGGAAAAGCACGCGGTCAAAGACAATGCGGACGTGGCTCGCATCCTCAAGACGGCTCGCGGAGAGATCGACGACAACGGTGACTTCGTGGTCGGTGGCGGGTCCGGTGTCAGTGAGTCAAGCGATCCAGTTTCTCTTCAACGCATCGTCGGCGGCAAACTGGTGGCTCTCAGACCCGACGAGTCTCTCGACAGCTTTCAGTCGAACCGCCCGTCGCCCACGTTCACCGGCTTCCTGGAACACCTGCGCCGTGACTCCGCGCTAGGGATGATTCCCTTCGAGTTCGCGGCTGATTCCAGCAAGATCGGGGGCGCAGGTGTTAGATTGATCGTTGCAAAAGCGGATCGCCGTTTCTCGTTCCGCCAGATGATTCTCGAAAGCCGACTCATCAAACCGGTTTGGGCCTATGTGATCGGCGATGCCATTGCCCGCGGCTTCCTGCCACCGGTGCCAGGCTGGTGGAAGATCAGCTCCGTTCCTCCCAAGCGCGTGACCGTGGACGCCGGACGCGAGGCGCAACAAAACCGTGCTGACGTGGAAATGGGCCTGAAAACCCTGTCGGATCACTTCAACGAACAAGGAGCAGACTTCGGCGAAGAGATCGAACGCCGCGCCAGCGATGCCAAGCTCATCTTGGATACAGCAGCGAAATACGGCGTACCAGTGGACATGCTCTGGAAACCGAATGGCATGCCTGTGACACTCCCGGAGCAGGAAGAGCCACCACCTGGCCGTTGACACCGCCATCCGGGCGTGAACCCGGTAATTCAACATCGCGAGTGGCTGATCCAACCTGAAGCGCTGCAATCCATGGCCGCGTCGTTGCGGGGACTGGCAGATCGCGGCGGATTCCTCCCGAAGCAGGCAGCCGAAAGCCCGCTGCTTACCATTGAGGATGGCATCGGCGTGGTTGCCATCGAAGGGCCAATCCTTCGCAAGCCCGATCTTTTCGCCCGGATCTTCTTCGGTGCCACCAGTGCCGAAGACATCGGCGAGGCTTTGCGTGAGGCAGGCGAACGCGACGACATCAAGGCCGTGTTTCTCAACATCGACTCGCCCGGCGGCACTGTGGCCGGCACGCCGGAACTCGCAGCGGCGGTGAAGGCTTTGAATGGAAGCAAGCCCGTCTATGCGTTCTCGTCCGGCCTCATGTGCTCGGCGGCCTATTGGATCGCCAGCCAGGCCCGCGCCATCTACGCCACGCCATCCGCTCAAGTCGGATCCATCGGCGTGGTGCAAGCGGTGATCGACAACACTGCCGCGCTCGATAAGGCGGGGCTCAAGGTCGAGGTTTTCTCCGTCGGCAAATACAAAGCGATGGGTGCGCCCGGCACTCCGCTAACAGACGACCAGCGGGAGTTGATTCAATCGAATCTCGCCGAGATCGCGGCCGAGTTTCATGACGCAGTGCTTTCTCGTGGTCGTGCCATTCCAGCCGAAGCCATGGAAGGCCAGACCTTCAGCGGAAAACAGGCTCAACGCCACAACCTCGCGGGCATGGTTTCGGATCGTGCGGACGCGATGCGCCGCCTCCGCGTCTATCACGCATCGGTTGACACGGCATCACGGTCGATGAAGACCATCGAAGACGAACTCGCCGAAGCCCGCACCCAGGTCACCAACCTGCAGCGGGACCACCAAGCCCAAACCGATCTGCTCAACGAAGCCTCGACCAGTGTCGATTCGCTTCGTGGCGAAGTGGAGCTGCTTGCCGCTGAAATCGACACGCTCAAAGCGGAGCGCGATGACGCGAAGAGCCAAGCCTCCAATCTCATCACCGAACGCGACACCGCCAGTGCCCGTGTTGTCACGATGCAATCCCGCATCACCGAGCTTGAGGCATCGCAGTCCGACTTCGATCGCAAGTTGCAACTCGATGTCGCCCGCGTCGTCGCCTCCACCGGCACCACGATGCCCGCTCAAGTGACGCCTGCCGGAGATGCCTCCCAGGCTGCGGATCTCCACGCGCGTTTTGCCGCCATCACAGATCCAGCCGAGCAGACCGCCTTCTGGCGCAAGCTCACTCCCGAACAACAAGCCCTCATCCTCAAACACCAAGCCTGATAACACGCCATGTCCAACACACTCACCAACGTCAAAGACATCAAGGTCGCCCAACGGGCGCTCATGCCCTTCATGTCGAACCTTCTGCCGGTCACGGCGTTTTCCACCGACTTCAGTCCGATGCCGGCCGAAAAACTCGATACCGTTCGTGTTCCGCTCGTCGGCGCGCCCAGCGTGTCGAGCGACTTCGCAGGCGACTACTCGGCCAATGCCGACTCCACGGTCACCGTCGTTCCGGTCACGCTCAACCGCCACAAATACAAGACTGTTCACGTCACCGCCAAGGAATCTGCCGAGACTTCGCTCAGCGTGCTTGAAACCCTGGTGGAAGCTGCCGCCCAGCAACTCGCCCAGGACGTGCTGGTGGACATCTTCAGTTGCATCACGCTCGCCAACTTCGGTGCTCCCGGCATCGCCGCGCTCGCTGCCACCGGCTTCGACTACAAGAAGGTGCTCAGCCTTCGCGAAGCTTGCGGCAACGCCAAGATGCCGCCCAACCCGCGCTCACTGGTGCTCGACGCCGGCTATTACACCAACATGCTCGCCGACGACGTAGTGGCTAAAAGTTTCAACCTGAACCTCAACGCGCCCGCCGTCACCGAAGGCATGGTCAAACGGATCGCCGGATTCAACCTGCACGAGACGACCCTCATTCCGTCGGATCACGCGGAAAAGCTCGTTGGTTTCGCCGCTCACTCCAGCGCCGTTGCGGTGGCCATGCGCTACCTCCAACCGGTGGCTGACTACCAGCAAGCCGGTGCCGTCACCGATCCCACCACGGGCATGACCTTCGGCTACCTACGCTTCACCGACACACGCGCCAACAAGATCTTCGTCACCCTCGAATGTCTTTACGGCTTCGCCCCGGCGAAAACCGACGCCCTCAAGCGCATCGTCAAACCATAAGCTTCTTTGGAGTTCGATTGGCATCCATCACCCTCTCTCGGGAAACCGGGAGGGGGTGTTTTGTTTGGAGTGGCGTGAAAAGGTGCTTCAGCCTTGCCGAGGGCATTCTGGGTTTGCTAGAGCTAATTCAACCTTTCTTAAGGAAAACTATGGCTGCCTGTTATGAATTCACCTGTGATCTCTGTGGCTTCAGTGTTGAAGCTTGGGACGATGGAAATCCTTACATTGAATATCCTAAAGGAAAGCGGCATCATTTTTACCATCCAGGGGAAGTCGATCAGATCAAAGAGATAGCACGAACAATTGTCGGGCACGAACCAACAAGACAGGAATGCGACGATATTCTGAAAATGTATGCGGGTAACGAAGCCGATTTCATTTGCCGATCCTGCTTGAAGATTGATCAGTATGACGAACACAAAGACCCTCTCGTATGCAAGCATTGTGGCGGAGAGTCTATTGAAAGGACTTTTGATCTCGCCGGAAAGAAGTGTCTTAAATGTGACGGAATCTTTTCCGAAGGTGAGTTCACCGCAATCTCTTAACATTTCAGAGGTTCCAGCCGATTGACACGCCGCTCGGTGCGTGAACGTGATCCAAGCAGCCGCTGCCGAGGCATTCATCGAAATCCTGCGTGACGCGGGCGTGCCGGTGACCATCGGCGGCAAGGACTATCAGGCGATGATCTCACCCAGCGGTCTTGCCGTCGATCTTGAGGAAGGCGGCTTCACCCAGGACGGCGCGCTAACGGTTCGGTTGCTCGTGGCACATCTGCCAACTCCACCGCCCGCCCACAACGAGACGATCCTCATCGGCGGCGACCGCCACAAGATTGAGGAGATCAACCGCAAGCCCGGCGCAGGCATCATCGAATACCGCGTGGCCCGCCGCTGAAAACATCATGAACCAAGCCATCGAAGATTACCTGGCCGGCCTGTTCACCTCAGCGCAGCTCGTTCCCGCGCCCGAAGTGTTCACCGGGACTTCCTCCGACATCCGCACTCCCGAATCCCACGCGATTCTCGTGCTGGCAGACTCGATTGAAAACGTGGTCGGTCCGCTGCATCGAGCGACGGTGAAGATACTCGTCTCGTCACCCACCGACAACCGGACCCAACACGCCGCGCTCGCCCATACGGTGAAGAGCATCATGGAAGGTGTGTTGCCAGCGGCGAATGGTTTCACCATCGGTGGTTTCAGGACGAAAGCCAACTCCACCGCCATCACGGATGACGACCGGTGGCTCACCACTATCGAAGGGATTCTCGGGGTGGATTGGACGCCGGTTGACAACACGCCGTAAGAGTCATGCCCGCCACCTTCGGAGTCACCAACTTGCACGGACTCGCGCCCGCCACCGGCCACGCCCAGGAAGCGTCTGCGGACTCATCCATCGAAGTGGCGACGCTGCGGGATTCGCTCGGTGTGACGGTGGTGGCAAAGCCGAAGAAGCTCATCACCCGCAGCATCACGCTATCCGGAAAAGGCACCGTGAATTTTGGCGATGTCGCCGCAGGGGCGATCACCAAGGGCGTCTCGTTCGTGACCTCCGTCAAGGTGACAGAAAGCAACGACGACTTCCCCGGCTTCGAGATTCAGGCCGTCGCCTACGACGACATCTAACATTCAACAATTCCATGCCCGCCGCGTTCAACGAAATCGGAGTCAAGTGCGTCACCGCCGCCCTCGTGGAGAGCGTGGACGTGCAGAAGCAGCTCGAACACAAGATCATCAAGAAGAGCGACGGCGCATTCGAGACGGGCAACCGCTATGACCCGTCCTTCAGTTTCTCCGTCAAGGGCCGGGGTATCGCTGATGAATCACTTTTGGGTGGAGCCTCCGCCGCCTACGTGCCCGAGCAGATCACGGGCGGAACCACCATCATCACCACCGTCAAAAACTCCCAGACCAACGAGGATTACAACTCGTTCGAGTTGTCGGGAGTGAACCATCCCGCCGCAGGCGCGGCATGATGCATTCCGCTTCAAAGATCACCTGAAAATCACCCATGAAAGAAGGAACCACCATCAGCGTCGTGCGCGATCACGACACGAAACCCACCGAAAGCCGCAACACCCGGCTTGTCGCCGCAGCACTCTCCAGCGGCGGCATGTTCGCCACCGAAGCCGCCTATTCCGACACGGTCGAACAGACGCCCAACGGCGCGAAACGCACCGTAACCTGGCTCATGGACGGAGCGGCCAAAATCAGCTTTGAACCCATCGATGTCGCGGAAAGCATCACCTTCGACGAGTTCCGCAAGCGTTATGAATCGCTCGCCTGGTGCGAGGCCAACGCAAACCACCCCATTGCCTATCTGCGGGCGATGAATGACCAGCACAACCGGCTGCTCGACAAGGTCAAGACGATGCGCCCGATGCTGCTGATCCGCAAAGGCAAGCGCATCGCCATTGTTCCGAGCGGATCTGACGAGGCGTCGAAAGCCACCCGCGAGCAAATCCTTTCCGAATTCTAACATCATGAACGACCGCGAACTTCAACTTGCCACCGGCATGATCGACAGCGGGGAACGCCGGATCGGCAACCTCAAGCTGCGTCCATACACCATGGGCTCGATGCAACTGGCCTATCTGCTCAAGCTAACCATGTTCACCCGTGGCAAGGATGATCCACCGTTGGAGCTTGATGATTTGGAAGAGCAGCGGCAGATCATGGCCTTTGCATGGATGCAGTCGGCTGATGAAGATGACATCGCGGACGCCGTCCGTGACGACACCGTGGATCGGTGTGTGCTCAAGTTCTCTCTCAATGTCACCTTCGACATGCTCCCGGGATTGATGGCGGAAATCAACCGGATCAACGCGATGCTCGCCGCATCCAGCGTCCGCGTCGAAAGCAAGTATCCGTCCAGCGAGGACGATGCGCCGGGAAAGTCCTGAACCCCGGCTGGTTGGCGAGCGCGGTGTTCACCATCGCCAAGGACACCGGTTGGAGCGAGGACTTCATCATTTGGCGGCTGCCGATGGCGCGTGCCCTCCAGTATTACCACTGCTCACTTCAGGCGGCCAATCTCTGGACGCTTGAACCACCCACCGAAGAGACGATGCAGGCACTCGCGCCGGACGAGCTGATCGGACTCATCGACCGCATGGTTGACGATGGCGACGATGACGATGGGTGATGAGGTGAAATTCAAACTGCATGTCGATGAGTTCCAGCGGGCCGCCGACCGGCTCGCCCATTATTCGAAGCGCGACGGCGAGACTTTCATGAAGGAACAGGTTCGCGGCTTCATCCGGCACTTGTTGGATTTCACACCTCCTAGCCGTGGCAGCACACGCGGAGTGAAGGCAAAGAAGCTGGGTGAGCAGGCGATTGTGGGCGACATCCGCGCCGTGTTTCGTGGTGTGTCCGATCCGAAGCGGGCCGATGTGGATTCGTTGGCGCAAATGCGTTCGGTGCTCAAGTCGCGGCGAAAGAGCGGGACTATGCGCGTGGCCAAGGGCGGCACCAAGCTCAAGGCACCGAAGGCGCTGATTGCCGAGTTGATCAAGGCGAAGAAGGCGCGGGTTGGCTATCTGGCATCGGCATGGGCCACGGCGGCGCAGAGCGTTGGGAAAATCCGAGTGCCCGCGTGGGTGTCGCACCATGCCGCGCCGGGAAGCACCGACATCACTGTGAAGGATGGCGAGATCAGCGCGTCGATCACCAACGCGGTGGAGTGGGCCGCCAAGGTCAATGGCCTGCGGGCGCGGGTGAATGCCGCGCTCCGTGTGCAGACCCGCTCGATGGAAAAACGGCTGCTCTATTTCTTCGCCAACGTGAAGGGCAAGTCCGGCTTCGATTGACATGCCACCCGTGGCCAGATGGCCAAGCTCACCGCACTGCTGACACTCAACACGGCTGGATTCCAGTCCGCGTTGAAGACTGCCAAGTCGGAAACCAGCGGCTTGAAAAACTCGATGGCCGGCATGTCGTCGGGCGCATCCAAGGGGTTCGCGTCGATGGGCAGCGCCATGAAATCCGTGGCCAAGGGAACGGCAGTTGTCGCCGCCGCTGTGGCAGCCGCAGGCGCGGCGATTGGCGCGTTGACCTACAAGCTGATCCTGTCGGGTGAGGCGGCGAACTCAGCCGACGCCCGCGTTCGCAACATTGCCAAGTCGATGGGGCTGTTCGGCGACCAGTCCGACGCGGTGGCTGAGCGACTCAACAACCTCGCGGACAAGATTGAGTTGCAGACCGGAGTGGATGGCAATGCGATCCAACTCACCCAGGCGAAACTTCTCACCTTCAAGGAACTCGCCAATACCGCCGACGAGCTGGGCGGCAATTTTGATCGGGCCACCCAGGCGGCCGTGGACATGGCGGCGGCTGGTTTTGGCGCTGCCGAACAGAACGCCGTCCAGCTTGGCAAGGCGCTGAACGATCCGGTCAATGGACTCGCTGCCTTGCGGCGTTCGGGCATTACCTTCACCGAAGATGAGAAGGCGAAGATCAAGACTCTGGCCGAATCCAACCGGATGCACGAGGCGCAGGCGTTGGTGCTCGCCGCCATCGAAAAGCAGGTCGGCGGCACGGCGGCGGCAACCGCGGACGCCTCCGTCCAGATCAAGGCCGCGCTGAATCAGGGATTTGAGGAAGTGGGAAAACCACTGGCGGCAGCACTCGCATCCATCACGCCGCAGTTCCTCGAATTCGTGGAAATGGCCAAGCCCAAGCTGGCGGAAGCCGGACAGTTCCTGGTCGCGATCTTTCGCAGCGGCGAGGCACTCAACCTTGTCTGGTCGTCGCTCAAGCTGGCCTTCGCGCAGAGCGTGAATTTCCTGTGGGCAACCCTGCGGGCGACCATCGCCGCCACCGGCCAATACATCGTCGAATATTTCAAGACGGCGGTCACCTATTTCCAAATCCTCACGACTCCCGAGTTCTGGAGCGGGATGGGCAATGCCATCATCGGGATTTTTCTATCAGCCATCAGCTTCCTTCAAAAAGGATTCTCGGAAATCATCGAGGTGGCGCGCCCGCTGGCCGAGTTGTTTGGCAAAGAGGATGCGTTCAACGGCATCCAGAAGACGATCCGCGAGAGCGCGGCGATCCTCGATGAAGACGCGGCGGCGCGGTTCTCGAAGGCCGGTGACCTGTTGGAACCTGCCGCACAGAAAATCGCCCAACGTCTGGCAGAAGCCGGTGAGAACGTGAAGACCCGATTCAGCGAGACCTTCGCAAACACAGCGGAAGCCATCGACACGTCCGGCATGAAGCGTGAGTTCGGCGATACCGTGGAGCGCATCAAAGCGGCCATTCCTCCGGTGAAGACGGGCAAGCAAATTGGAATGGCAGCAGCGGACGAAAAGCCAACGGCTCCGGTAGTCATCGCGGGCGGGTCAGGACAGCTCGGTTCCTTCGCGCAATCCATGAACATGCTCTTCGGCCGCAGCGCGAATGCAGGGCTGCTAGAGGAAAACAAGCGGCAGACCGACTGGCTCAAGAAGATCCACGACAACACCAAGAACAGGGGCACTACCCCGGAGCCGGCGGAGGCGGTTTTCGCGTAAGCCATGGCTGAGAACACCATCCTCGAAGGCGCGAGCGGCGGCAGGGACGAAAACATGATTTCGTCATTTGCCGTGTCGTATCATGCCAAGAGCATCGGCGAAGTTACCACGGTCGGGCATGCCCGGTTTTATGGGCTGGTCGAACAAGGACGGACCTGGCAGGCGCTCAACGATGGCACCGACGGCTGGATCGTCACCGTCACCTACAAGGGATACGCCGGTGACGAGGAACCCGAACCTGCGGAAACCGAACAATGGAATCTAGGTTTTGATTTTTCCGAAGAGCCGCTGGAGTCGCATCCCAACCTCAAGGAAATCAAGGCGACCTACGGTGGCTATTACGAGGAACCGGGCGGCCCGCTCAAGTTCCCTGAGTTCATGCCCAAGGATGCCAAGGGCAAGGGCGGACTCGGCGGCAAGGGCAAAGCCAAACCCGGCGAGAAGAATCCGATGTTCGGCACCTCGACCTATGCCGTGATGACCGCGCGCGTCACCCGCACATGGTCGGCGAAGCAGATTCCCAAGAACGCGATCAACGACATCGGAAAGGTCTATTCCAGCATCCCGGGTGCGCCGGACTCGATTGCAGAAGTCGATTTCGGCAGCCGCACATGGATGGCGATGCCGCCGAAAATCTCGCAGAACGGCGACGTGTGGCGCATCGAAAACGAATGGCTGCTCTCACCGCCGAACGGTTGGGTTGAGGAGATCTATGAAAAGGCCAGCAAACAATGACGACGCGTGAAATCAAAGTGCGCAAAGGTGAGAAGGTGCGCGATGCGTGGGAACGCCTTGTGCGCTGGGTCGATTCGCTGAAAATCGTTCCGGATGACGGTATCGACGTGCGGGTCACGCCCCACGGGACCATCGTGCGAGTTCGCGACCACCAAATGTTCCGACATCCGTTCCGCGTCATGGTGAGCGGATCATCGGTGCGAGTTTCACCCGGAACCGTGAATGATCTGATTCCCGTCATCACCGAGAGTGGGCAGAAACGCCGCATCGACAACCGCGACAAGGACGGCAACCGCGAGAGCGGCAAGGATTATCCGGCGCTGAAGCTGGATCCGAAGAAGTCATCCAAGGACGGGCGGATTTACATTTCACTCAAGGTGAAGCAATCGGTGAGCGGCGGGATTTCCGGCGTAAAGGAAAACAAGGCCGGCGAGCAGGTGAGTGAGAACATCGAGATCGTTCAGACCGACTCCGCCAAAGGTCCGCTCGACGGCTCCGGCTACTATCCGCTCGCTTTCCTGCGGGCATCGTCTGACGGCGGTTCCATCGAGGAGGTTTTCCAGATCGTCCACCACAATATCCGCTACGAGTTCCAGGAACGCCGTCCGAGCGAAGCCGATCTCAAGAAAGACCCGAATGCGAAAGCCACAGGTCGCCACCTGTTTATCCCGACATGAAGCGCAAGGTCCCCATTATCAATCACAAGACCTGGAACGCCATGATCGACGAGGTGTCGCGGCGACTACCGCTGCGGTTTGTCAGAACGTCGCGGCGTTGGGTGCATCCGTGGACCATCGTGCCGGAATGGAGCGACATCGCTGAGAAGTGGGTATTCCGCATTCGCCCCGGCTTCGTTAACGGGGTGGAACCGGAAATCTCCACCCTGGCGATGCTCGCCTCGGAGCGCACGCTCGACCGGATCGAAGAGGAAACCGGAGCGCGCCCCGAGAAGGATCAATCGGTGGACGCGCTCATCACCGAGTCGCCGCAAATCATCGTCCCCGGAACCCGCATCATCGGCAAGGGAGCGGATGCCGAATCGGTTTCGGTTTCAATGTCGGGAAACATCGCCGTGGAATTCGAGTCCGTGCCCGAGTTTTTCATCCAGTTCGGTGTGACCGATGAAAAGGTCGTATTCCAAGGCAACCTCAATTCCGGCATTCAGGAGGTTCAATACGAATCGGACGGTGAGTCGCCGCTTCTGAGTGCCTGCGACGTGGTGCTCTACGTGGACCGTGCGGCGGCCAAGCTGGATGTCATCCAAGGAAATCCCTTCCTCGACAGTTACAGTGCGTTGCTCGTCATCAACTATGGCAGATCAACGCCTCCGCGGAAACGCCCGTGGCTGACCGTGACATCCAAATACAAGCCGATTGTAGAGGTCGATATGGGCAACCTGCTGGAAGGAACCCCCGATCCCGAGTTCGACGCTATCAAGATCGCCACTATCTATTTCCTATCACCACCCGGATATTCGCCCGACTCGCCGATGGATGACACCTGGACCGCGTTCGTGAAGCATGACCAGTTCTGGAACTTGTGCCACGCGCCACAGCGGATTCCGGACCCGACACCCATCCAGCCAATCCAACTCCGAACCGGCCTCTTGGGCGGCATCGCTGATTCGATTTTCAGCAGTCTGCTCGCACCCGGCAACGACGCCTTCAACGAAGCACTCCAAGTGTTGCGCAACCGCAATCTGGCAGGGAGGTTCTGGTCGCTATGAGTGAAGAAACCAAAGACGGCTTCGGCTTGGACAAGGAACAGCGACTTCTCTCCAAACGCTTGGGCAAGGAAGAGGAGGAAGCAGAGCAGGCCGCCGGGTTGGAGCCGCCGTTTCCATACGTCATGACGAAGTTCGACGCTGCTTGCTTCGAGCTGTGATCAAAAGGCAGCAGGTATAGTCGATCATCCCCGACAGGGGACGACCTTGCCAATTCCTTCCGAAGCAGATTAGATCGGTCTCCGTGAACGATGATTTGGAAATTTTGCTTTTTGACATCGAAACTCTCTACGCAAGAGTTCACCAAAGTGCCCGGGAAGTATGTTCAGATCGAGGTATTCGGCTCCGTGAGATCGATCTTTCGAACAATTGGGATTTAGCAAAACAGCATGAAGTGCGACATTTTCCGCAGTGTCTTCTTTTTCGTAACGGCAAGCTCATAGGAGAAAACCATTTCATTTTTCACTCTCCTCAGACCTTCTCTGACTGGATTGATAAATCTTTGGCAGCGGATTCTGGTTAAGGATTTTTTACACCCTAAAGCGGTCATTTAGGCGAAGCATTCGAGCTGTGAGTTGACGCGGCGGGCATGGGCAGGACATCCCCATGCAGGCCACCGTTTACGCCAATCTCACCACTCGCAGGCTGACCACGACGCTTGGCGGCAGCGCGATTTCATTCCCGGCTTTCGTCCAGGGTGACAAGGTGCGCATCGGACTGCGCTTCGCCGAATCGCTCGAAGGCTCACCCATCGAGGTCCAGAGGATTTTGACGCACATCCGCGCCTCCATCGGATTTGTCGATGCCCGCCCGACATCTGGCTTCTTTGTGCTGCGAGTGGACGGTCAAGACACCGCGCCGATCCCTCACGACGCCACGGCGGGCACTGTGCAAACCTCTCTCGCCGCCATCGGATTGGATGACGCGGTGGTCGGCAAACAGGATGGCTCGTGGATTATTTCCACCGGCCTGCAGGAAATCGCGCTGTCCGGACATTCTGCCGGGGGACTGCTCTCCGAATTGCGGCCCGTCTCTTTCGTGCGCGTTCGCTCGACGCAAGTGGCCGGACAATATCGCCACGAGGTCCGGCTCGTGCAGGCGCCGCTCGCATCGACTGCGAGCTTCGAATTGATCGTGCCGCCCGCACCCACCGTGAGCGAGGTGCAGGCAGGCGGAGCATCGGCCACGACGCTCTGGCCCGAAATCCAGGCACTCAAAATCCAACCGACCTTCAAGGGCACCTATCAGTTGCGACGTGGGTTCAAGAAAACCCGCGAATTGTCGGTGGATGATGGCCCCGAGGAAATTCAGGACGCGCTCACGGTGCTGGCTGACGATGGAGGATCATTCTCCGTCAGCAACCCGGCGACCAACATCGCCCACATCACCTTCAACGGCGAGATGGCCGGCATTGACCAAGAGTTGATCGAGGTCGCTGTATTTTCCGCGCCGCCCGGTGATCCGACCGTCATCCTCGATCTCAACACCTCAGAAATCGCCGCCGCGCTGCGCGGAGCTGCCGAAGTAAAGCCCGACTTGGAAATTGAAGTCGCAATTCAAGATGAGAACGATCCTGACAAGACCTACACGCTCACGCCGTTCCGCGCTCCGATCTCCCTAATTCGCGAACTCAACTGGGAGGGACTCGAAACCGCCGCCAATATCGACTGGCTGCGACCTCCCTATGGCAGGACGTATGTGCCGTTCACGCCAGACCAGATCATCACCGGCTCACAGCACTACGTCGCGCCCGTCGGTGATGGCGTGAACTCGGACTTCACCATCAGTCACAACCTTGGCACCCGCGACCTGCACGTCACCGTCCGCCAAAACGGCGGCAGTCGCGCCATCGTGGAGCCGCTGTCGGTCACCTTGGATGGCGAGGATGATCTCAGCATCACTTTCGCGGAAGCGCCCCCGCTGAACGGCTATGTCGTCACCATTTCCACCGCAGGCCCGGTGTCCGTATTCCAAACGCACGGCCACACCATCGCCCAAATCGAGGGGCTGCAACTGATCCTCGATGACTTGGGCGAACGCGTTGAAGACCTGGAAACCTTCATCCCGACCTCGCTGCCGAGTGTCAGCAACACCCAGCAAACCGTGATCGCCGCATGGGAACTGCCGGAACTCTTCGAGGTGTTTCCGACGCGCCAGAAGATCGAGGCAAAGGACGTGCCCTCGATCAAACCCGCCGACCTGCCACGAGTTGGCGGCCTGCTACCAGCCGTCCATGTCGATCCACTTGTCTTCACGACGGCCAACGTCCTGCCGACCTCGCCCGCGACAGGTGTGATCTATCAATACACCGACCCGACAGCTCCTCTGGTGATCCCCGGCTATCTCGGCCGTCGCTCGACCAAGCTCAACGCCCCGGGATTCTATGCATGGGACGGTCGCGGTTTTTATCAAGTGGAACAGATCATCACGGGCGAGCAGGTGTTTTACCCGACGGACTTTTCCCGCGAGCTGTTCCGCATCCATGTCAACGGCAAGCAACTGCGAATGAGCAAGCGGCTCTCGATAGACTTCTCGTTCGTCGCCGCCGTCTTCAACTCGAACACCTTGGTTCATTGGGGAGTGGCCATCGACATCGGCTTGCCATCGGGCAATCCACCAAGCCCGAGCAACATCGCGGATGTCACTTTCCTACCGCCGTCGCTCGATCACAGCTTCATGCTCACGAGTATTCCTTCCTCACACGGCTTCGGCCTGCGCGTTGTCCGCAAGATCGTCGATTCCGTCGATACCTGCGTTGTGGATCGTGTGATCTACGGAGCCACGGAAGCCACGCCAACCACGATGACCACCGCCAACTTCATCGTCCGGGGCCGCCTTGTCCGCTTCGACACCGACGACCACCAGACCGACCCACGCGGACTCGTCGCCTTCAACGGACTCAAGGCAACCCTCACCGGCGAAGAACCCGAAAGCCTCGGCAAAGCAACCATCCAATAATCATGGCCATTCCCGTCATTTCCAACACCACCTCCGTCCTCGGCTATCGCAAGGGGCAGTATTTCGAGTATCAGATGCAGGCGACCAACTCGCCGACATCGTGGACTGCGAGCGGCCTGCCGTCGGGCATGTCGATCAACTCGTCTGGCCTCGTGAGTGGAGCGGCAATCTCCGCCGGGGTGTATCTCGTGAAAGTCATCGCCAGCAATGCTACCGGCCCCTCCGCGCCGCTGGAAGTGGCGATGGGTATCGAAGATACGAACTTCAATGACGGCATCGGCATCGAGGTGAACATCGACCTGCGATCCGGAGCGGTTTCGGTCCCCGGCATCACGCCTTCGTCGGGCCAGAACGCGAGCCAAGCCGTCATGTTCCTTAAATACGGCGACAAGGTGTTTCTTGACGTCGGATTCCTCAAGGGGGAAGAGCTGCAAACGATGGCGATGGCATCCATCGTCATGAACATCCGCGAGTTCGATGGTGAGACCGTGCTGGTTCAGAGCAACGGCGGCTTGGAAATCATCGGCACCAGCGACCGCCCGCGCTACCGCATCCTGGTCAATCTCGACACGCCGGATCTCCTCAACGCACTCGCCAACTACCAAGCCGACTATCAGACGACCTTCGACGCCATTGCCGAAATCGAGTGGCGCGTTGACTACCTCGAACCGGGAGCGCTGTCCGACGAGGTCATCCGCTCGTCCAAAACCTTCCGCCTCGCCATTGACCGCGACCTCGTTCCAAACCCATGACCTACGGCTCCGGCATGATCTGGCCTCTGGCCGCCGAATACGCCCGTCGCGGGTGGGCAGTTCGTCGTGCCGGATGGGATGATCTTGAACTGTTTGGCGACACGGGCCGCGCCTTGCGTTGGGTTGTCTATCAGAACGCGTTGTTCTGGTTGCTCTATCGCGCTCCTGTCACCGGAACCAAGGTCACACGCGTCATTCGTAACACGGATTTCGTGGTCGAGGATTTCTATGCCGAGGATTGGACTGTGCTTTCACCCACCTGTTTCGATGGGGTGAATGTCACGGGTGCTGACCTCTACCAACAGGGCAAGAAGCGGTATCCGCGCCCGCTCGATGTGTCGCCCGTGGTCGATCCGCGCAACCCGAATTCGAAGTATGGCGCGTGCCCCGTAGTTCCGCTTTACGACTCCATCCGGGTTGTCACTTCACCCACGCAATCGCCATGAGCATCGGACACGGCATGATCTGGCCTCTGGCCGCCGAGTATGCCCGCCGTGGATGGGCGGTGCGACGTGCGGGATGGTCGGACGAAATCACCAACCCATTCAACAAAGCATCCTCGCTGCGCTGGATCATCTATCACAGCGGATTGTTTCATCTGACGTATCTGAACCGAGGCGACGATTTTATTGTCGGGAACGTCAGCCGCGTGGTCCGCAACACCGACTTCGGCGTCGATGAGTTTTATGCCGACGACTGGACGGTCTATGCACCGGGTTGCTCGGCCACCCCCGCGCCCGACCAGCAGGGAAAATTCTGGTATCCAGGCGCGGTTGATGACGAGCCATACACCAACCCCACGGTGCCTGGTGCTGGCGGCACAGAATGCCCGGACGTGCCCCCCGTCATTGACGATCCACCTCCGAACTGCGGCGGGCCATGCCAACCGCCACCCTACTGCGGCCCGAACTTCAAACTCGTAACCGGCGGTTATGATTCGTGCGGCTGCCGAATTTACATCTGTCAGCCGAAGTTTTGCGCGGATCCTCCCCTGTGTCCGCCTGGAACGACTCTGCGCATCAGTGGCTACAATGATCTTGGATGCGCGATTTGGATGTGCAGGCCGGATGATCGCCAGCCATGCGGCGATCCGCCCGAGTGTGGACCGAACACCAAGCTCGCGGTGAGCGGGCGTGATGCGAGGGGCTGCCTAACCTACATTTGCCAACCCACATTCTGCCCCGATCCTCCCAACTGTCCTCCCGGCCAACTCTCGTTTGTCGTCGGCACAGACGACCAAGGATGCTCCATCTTCGAGTGCAAGCCGGACAAACCGCCATGCCCGCCGCCGCCTGATTGTGGGCCGGATGCGAAGCCCGCCACAAACGGAGTGGATGCCAACGGCTGCCCGACCTACGTCTGCCAACCGATCTTTTGTGGCGACCCGCTCGCGTGCCCACCGGGACAAACCAGCATCGTCACGGGCTATGACAACGCCGGGTGCGCGATATGGGGATGCAGGCCGGATGATGAACCGTGCGGCGACCCGCCTGACTGCGGTGATGGATTCAAACTGGTGGAAACAGGAGTGGATGCCAATGGCTGTACAACCTTTGAGTGCCAGCCGACATTCTGCCCCGATCCACCTGATTGTGGTGCAAATGGCATGAGGGTTGTGATTGGCACCGATGCCAACGGTTGCAACATCTATCAGTGCCAGCCGCTACCTTGCAATGATCCTCCGCTCACATGCCCCGAGGGGCAAGTTGTCGATTGGGTGTCCTACACCGACCGAGGCTGTGTTTTGGCGTGGGGATGCAAACCGGATGATGGAGGAGGCGGCGGTGGCGGTGGGGGCGGCGGAGGTGGTGGCGGCGGCGGAGGGGGAGGTCCTCGACCACCGAGGCCACCGCCGAATCGTGACCCGGCCCAGATCACCATCGAGAACGTGACGTGGACGCCTGACTGCTTCCTCGATAACACCGCGCCACCATTTCAGATCCAGTTAGGATTCCGGGTTACGCTCGGCGCGGCTCCGACCGCGTATGCCAACGGCATCTATTGGGTGTCGGTCTATGTCCACGGCAAGAAGGTGGACGCTCCCAACATGACACCGGGGCAATCCATCGACTACTCGGAAGCCGTCCAACAGGACTTGGGTAAACCCGTGCTGATTCGCGCCAACGCGTATCTGCCCATCAAGCGGATTCAGTCCAATGATCAGCACGAGTTTAACTTTCCGGACATGTGTACTGGCGAGGGATGCACCAACCCCTACGCCGTGAACTATGACCAGTTCGCATACATCGACGACGGCACCTGCGAAACCTGTGCATCGCAAGGAAAGTGCATCCCCAATGATTCCGACGAGGGAGACAACTGCAACGATGTCGGCAACGGCTGCTGCGATGGATACTGCGAAACCGCCAACGATTGCAGCCCGACCTTTCGCAGCTCTTTCACCGCCACAAATGGAACCTATTACCCAAGCTGTTTCGGATAATGAATAAGAAAGACCTCATCCCTGCGTGCCTCCAGTCGTTTCAAGACGACTCTCACTATCGCGCCAAGCTCAAGGCAGCCATGCCGATTGAATCGCATCATGCCTTCGAGTCAGTCGAACGCGATGGGATGTTTCTGCCCAACGGCATGATGTCGCAGGCGGGGCACGCACTCATCAAGCAACTCAACGCGGCGTTGCCAGTTGTTGAGGAGACCATTGCAAATCACGGCGGCGACCAGATTGTGATGCGTGCCTCTAATTATCGAAATGGAGTGAAAGCGAGGAAGTCGGCACACGCCAAGTCCCGCCAACCGGCAGCGCCGGGTTTACTCAAAAGGGCCGGGAGTCTGGCAAAAGCGATTGGTTCGGAAACAAAGGCCATGGTCCAAGGCCAACCGACTCTGACAGCACAGCAAGTGGCAGAGCGGCTGGCGGCATGCCGATCATGCGACCAACTGAGATCGAACCGGACATGCGCCAAGTGCGGATGTTTCGTCGATGCCAAGGCGCGTTTCAGATCACAGACATGCCCGCTGCGCAAATGGCCGGCCAAGTGATCCGGTTGACAGGCACGCATGGTCGTGAAGCTCCACGTCGATCTTGAGACGCTACAACTCATCCAGGGACCGGGCCAGCGGAGCGCGGTCAGCACCCTGCGTTTCAAGCGTGGCGATGCCGCCCGCCTTCAGGTGGTGTTCCTCGAAAACGGCATCACGCCCGCCACGATTGGCGATCCGGGTAATCTCGAAATTCAGATCGGCATCAAGCCGCGAAATCAGTTCGACCGCTCCTATCTCGCACACAGCGCGGACTGGTCGATGCCATCGGAGGGCGACGACACGCCAGCCTACGGATGCACTATCAGTTTCAACACGCTGCAACTCAACTCGGCACTCAACATCGGATCACCGACTGCCGAGGAGCTTCCTGAAGTCACGCTCATGGGCGAGATCACATGGCGCGAAGGCGCGGGTGAGCCGACCAGCACGCGCACCTTCCTCGTGGTCGTAGAAAACGACGTGAACCGGGGCGATGAGGGAGTGCCCACAGATGCCGATCCGCCTTATCCGCCGCCCGGTTCGTTCGTGATGAAGTCTGACGAGGGCTTTGAAGTCACGCTGCGCGACACCCTCAAATCCTTCGATGCCAACACGGCGACCATCGACCAACTCATGGACGTATTCGCCACCCTACTTTCCACCCTCAAATCCAAAAACGTCATCTGATGAAGCCGCGTAACATCATTCTCTCGCTGGCCCTCATCGCGGCGATTCAGTTCGTCGTGGGCGAGGAACGCTTGGGCGACCTCAACCGAGACTCGGTTGTCCTCACTCCCGGTGACGACATCAACGCCCCAGGCGTCACTACGAAGGACGGCTTTCCTGTGTTCGAGATTGTCGTCCCCGAGGGATATGTCGAAGTCCAAGTCCGCGCCAGTCTCACCAACTTCGAGCCGGGGTTTCTGCTCAAGAAATTCGATGAATTCACTCACAACTACATCCCGACGGGTGTGATGGTGAACGGGCGCAAGCAATATCGGGCGCTTGGCACCCAGTTTCTGGCAGAGTGGGACGGTTCTAAATGGTCATTCGGCCAGGATGGCTTGGTCTCATTCGAAAATAACGAAGAACCGTGGAAATGCACTGTTTTCAGTTCCAACACCGGGATCGCATATTCGCTTCAGAAGGAATACTTCGTCTATCGGTTCTGCACCACGGGAATCCCGGCAGATGCCCAGTGGGGCAAAGGTTCCGGTGATCCCGATGCCTGGGTGTTCATCGCCAACCAATCCGCCACCCCCGGCGACAACACTGAGTTCAAGCGGCAAAAATGGGACGAGAACTCGTCGCTCACCGCCCAACTGCAACCCGGCGGAACTCCCGGCTACACCGTCCTATTCCAGCCGAGCCGGGCCAACCTCGGAGCCATCGAGTGGATGCAACAGAACCACGACAAGCTCGTCTGGATCTATCAGGTCGAATCGCCTGCCGGAAAACCCAAGCACCCGAACGGCTCGGACGTGTGGAACGCCCTTCATCCGAAGGAGTGGCGCAAAAACCGAATCACTCTCACCCCATAACCAATACCAATGAAAATGAAACCACTGACTGCCATCGCAATCACCATCATCGGCGCACTACACGCTGTTGCCGCTCAACCAACCCTCCTTGATCTCGCGAAAGCACGGGACGCCAAGGTTGTCGCAGCGCAAGCTGCGCTCACCCAGGCCCAAGCTGCTGCCGCCGCGACCAATCCTCCGGGCACCGTCGATCCCAAACTCGTTTCTGCCGTCACCAAGGCGCAGTCGGAAAATGTCGATCATGTCGCCAAGCTGATCGGCCCTGAGTGGCGCGTGGCATGGGAAGCCAGCACGCTGCCTGACCCCGACGACCTTCTCGCGGATCGCTACATGCAGAATCCTTTCGACCTGCGGCCTGTCTGGAAAATGGAGGCGCTTACGCTCATGCAGTCCATCAGCCTACTGAAGCGTGCCGAGTTGCTCGATCACATCGCAGCCAAGCCGACGCTCATCGCGCAAGACATCGAGGTGATCCGCTATGCCGGAATTCATCGACCTGGTATTGCCGCCCGCATGGCTGAAATCGCGAAGCTCCTGCCATCGGGTGGCATCCGCGGCGAGGAATTCTATCAGTTCCGCAACATCCATGTGCTGTGCCGCAGCATCTCGCCAAACGCGTGGCTTTCGACCATGAAGGTGACCGAGTGGATCGACCTCGCCATGCAGCCGGCGCACGTATCGCCCGCCACCTTCACCGCTGGTCGCGACAAGGTAATGCTCAAACTGGCCCGCCTCCTTATCGAAAAGCGCCAGGCTCAAGGACTGCCAACCGAAGGCGCAGAGTTCGATGCGGCGTTCGTTCCCATCCTCGCCGCGTTGAAGGAACCGAAGTTCGCCGGCCTTCGCGAAATCGTTGCCGGTCTTGAACTTCCAATCACGCTGCCGAGCGATCTCGACTGGTCCGCCCAGGAAGCCGTCGCCGCCACGGTGCAGGAAGCGGCTGAGCGCAATGGAGCCTTCATTACTTCATGGGGCGAGTCCGTATCTTATGCGCAGGGGCTTGGCAGCGTGATGTTCGTCAAAGGCGAAGCCGCTTACGAAGCATGGAGGCTGGCGACCATTGCCAACGACTGATCCATCCAAGCTCCAACCACGAGACGACCATGAAAGCACACCTTCTCATCGCCGCGCTGCTCGCCAGCCTTGCGCAAGCCAAGCCGTTCCCGCCCGCACCCAGCTTGAATGAGCTGGTGGCGGCAGCGGCCAAGGATCGCAAGCACAACGCTCCCTACTACGCGGAAAGCCCCGCGCCGTCGGTAACCCCCGCAGTCATGCAGATCGGGAGGCCGGTGGAATTGCCGGTGCTGGATCGTCTCGTGGCTTTGCCCGTGAAAACGCTGCCCGCTCATCCGCTCAGCCGGACGCCTGCGGAAGCGGTTGGACTATCTTCGACTCTCCGGAACGTCGCACCGCATCCAGCCGCATCAACCACGTCACCGGTGAATCTTCGCACGCTAGTCCCGCTCATTTTCAACAAACCATCCGGGTTGATGGCGGCAAGTCCTGTGAGGACTCTTCCCGGCATTGCTCAGATGACCGTTGATCCGTTCCGGCTCAAGCTGGAGTTCATTTGGGAAAAACCGCACGGCCAGTGGATGAACCAACTGCTCAAGGATATCAACGCGGCCAAGGCGGCCGGCGACATCGAAACCTACAACGCACTCACCGCCCGCTACGCGGCATGGGCTGAGAAATACCTTCGCAGCGCCGAGCCTCCGAATCTCGACGGACTCCGTTGACACCCGACCTCTGCCAATGCGCCACCCAATCGACATCGACTACACGTTCAAGGCCATCGTCGGAATCGCTTCTCCGGTGCTCGGGGTCATCACGTCGCTTCAAGAGCAAGTCGAATGGACTCTGCGGGTGGCATCCCTACTTGTGGGTCTAGCCGTCGGTATCATGTCGCTCGTCAGCATGGCTCGAAAACTGAGGAGAAAGTGAACCAATGAAAAACCCCGGATGGCTTTCACCGTCCGGGGTTTTTCGTGTTCAGGAATCAGGCGGCGTTGGTTCCGTATTTCCTCCGGATGGCGTCCATGACTGCCTCGACTTCGTAGAGATAAAGTCGAGGAGTCACTTTGATGCACGGTATTTCACGACGCTGAACCCACGCATCAATCGTGTGGGGGCTGACTGAGAGCCGTTTTGCGAGTTCCTTCTTTTTGATCAGAATGGGATCGTTCTTCGTCGCCGGATCGTTGGTGGTGTGAGTGAGTGTTTTCATGATTGCTCACTGTTATCGCTGTCAACACGCGGTGTCCCATCTTGTGCCAGCAAGCGCCGCATCCGTTCCCGCAGGCTGTGCTTGAGTCCCGTCGGCATCCAGCCATCGGGAGGCGTCATCCCGAACCATGTCCGGGCGGCTTCCTCATCCACGATTTCCCGATAGTGGCGGAAGATCATTTTCGGGGAGTTGCCTGCCTCCAGAGAGGTTCGAGCTACGTCGCCTGTCAGTGATACTCGATAGCTGATGAACGAGTGTCTGAGGGCATTCTGACGCCATCCGCCGGGGATTTTCGCCTTCACTGCGGTATCACCCAAGGCACCCGATACATCGCTGATCGTGAGGATAGGGCCGGTTTCATCACGCCATGGCGCAAGCCACGCCTTGAGATTCTCGGGGAGGGGGACGAGTCGCCGCGCCGCCGTCTTCGCCTTGTGGCCGGCGATCTCGATGTGGCCGCGATCCCATTTGATGTCCTGCCAGGTGAGGCGTTCGACCTCGGCAGACCGAATTCCGCAAAATCCGCCGATGGCGATGAGCGGCAGGATGCGGGCGTGGGCGGCGAGCAGGATGTCACGCATCTCGTCCGGCGTAAAAATCTCGATCTCCTTCTCAGGCTCCTTGAACGAGTCGCTCTGTTCCGCAGCAGTTTTCCGGTCGGGATGGAGGTATCCCTGTTTCTTGGCGAATCCAAACATCGTAACGAGGTTGCGCCGAATGCCGTTCTTGCTGACCGGCCCAAGCGTCTTGAGGCTGTCGAGGAACCGGTTGATGTCGGCCACGCTGACATCTGCGATATTTCCCGGCATGGCATCGGTGACCCGCTTGAGGCTGCTAGTCGCGTTCCGAACATAGATGGCACTCACGCCCTTGCGTTTCAGCGACACGACGAACTCGGCGGCTACCTGGACGTTGGTGCGGACGGCAAATAGATCTGCCCGGTTTGCTTGATAGAACCGCACCGCATCGGACAGTGGGATTTCACCTGCGGCTTTCCGTGCGCTGGCCCATTCGTCCATCGCGGCGGAAAGACCGACTCCATGCTCCCGAGCTACTTGCTCGCAGTGGCGGAGCAGGTCGATGTCGCGGCGGGTCGCTTCATCGGCGGCCGTCCAGCCATTGGTCAGACGGACGCTGATCTGCTGGGCGATCATCCGTGCTTCGTCCATCGAGGAGAAGCTGCGCGTCTTGCGCCTGGCCGCCTCCTTCCATGAAAGCGTGAACTCGGGATAACCATCCCGACGGTTCATCGTGTAGATTTTGATTCTCGCGGGACCGTTGCCGATTTCCACGACACTGCTACGGCGTTTGCGTTTCCGGGTCATAGACCCCGGCTTTCGAGTCAACTTGTCAGAAAAACTGTCAGGAAAATCTGTCCCGGTTTGCTCTGACGGCTCGCAAATTGTTGATGGTGTATCAGTTGCGTCGATTGAGCAACCAGATGGCGGACAGGGAGGGATTCGAACCCTCGGTGACATTGCTGCCACACACGCTTTCCAAGCGTGCTCATTCGACCACTCTGACACCTGCCCTTGGAAGCGGGAAGCTAGGAACTGGATCGCGGCTTGGCAATCCCTTTTTGCGATCTTTGAAAATTGGTGGCGAAGATCACTCGCTGGCGACACGGGCGAGGATCCACAGCAGGTCGGAAAGGCGGTTGAAAAAGAGCCGCACGACTTCGGGCACGGGCTCGCCGGATTCGTGGAGGGCGAGCACACTGCGTTCTGCACGGCGGGCGACGGCTCTCGCATAATCAAGGCCTGCGCGCGCGAGCGAACCTTCGGCACCGGGACGGGCCCAACCGGTGAAGCGGATGCCTTGGGCTTCGTAGCGGTGCGCCTCGGCGACGACCCAGTCGAGATCGGCCGGGGTAAGGGCGGCGTATTTTTTCTCGAGATAGCGGGCTTCGTCTTCGGGCAGGTAGGCGAGCTGCCCCATGAGGCCGACGAGGCGGGACTGGAGTTCATCGATCAGCGTGATCCACTCGTCGTTGCTGGCGGCGGCACGGGCGAGGCCGAGCGCGGCGTTGAGTTCGTCGACGTTGCCGAGGGCTTCGATGCGGAGGGAGGTTTTTGGGATGCGTTTGCCAAAGAGGAGGTCGGTTTCGCCCGAATCGCCGCGGCCAGTGATGATGCTCATGGCGGAAAAGTTACGCTGAGGAAAATTCAATGTCCATCCGCGTTCATTCGTGGTTTGTAGGGGGCGTCCATGAAACTCGCAAAACTCGGCGACGGCCCGGAAATTTTCCACACGATCCAAGGCGAAGGCGTGAGCGTCGGTGCGCCCGCGGTATTCATTCGCGCGTCGCGCTGCAATCTGCACTGCGTCTGGTGCGACACCGACCACACGTGGAATTTTACTGGCACGCCGTGGCCGCACGCGAAGGACACGGTGGCGGGCTACACCAAGCACATGAAGGCGGAGGTGACTTACGAGATCACTCCGCTGGAGGCAGCGACGCAGATTTTGAGCTACGGTTGCGGGCGCACGGTGATCACGGGCGGCGAACCGCTTTTACAAGAGCCGGAGTTTTTGGAGATGATCGGCCATATCCGGGCGCAGCAGCCGGAGCATCAATTCGAGGTGGAGACGAATGGCACGCGCTTGCCCTCGGCGGCGTTTCACGAGGCGGTAAATCAGTTCAATGTTTCGCCGAAGCTGGCGAACTCGGGCATGGTGGCGGCGCTGCGATTGAAGGCCGACGCGCTGGCGTTTTTCGCGAACTCGCCGAAAGCTTGGTTCAAGTTCGTGGTGGCGGAAGCTGCGGATCTGGAGGAAATCCAAATACTCTGCGACACCTACCAGCTGCCGCGCCAACGCGTGCTTCTGATGCCGGAA